GTGGGGATCAAAGGCCCCAAATGCGGCCCGGTGAGGCACAAAATCCCCGGAGAAATCCCCGGAGCCATTCCGCACAGCGAAACGCGGTCCGCTCTGGCATCCCACGGCCAAAATCCCTATTTCGGCGACATGCGTAGCGCGTTCGAATTCTGCCTGCCGACCCCCGCCAAGACGGTGCCGGCCGGCCCCGACTGGATCCACGAAATCAAGTATGACGGCTACCGCCTGCGCGTCGAGCGCCAGGGCCGCGACGTCCGGCTGCTCACCAGGAACGGCCACAACTGGGCCAGCCGATTCCCATGGATCGTCGAGGCCGCGCTGAAGAATCGCGAGCAGCAATTCGTCGTCGACGGCGAGGCCGTGCTGCTCGGCGTCGACGGCGTCTCGGACTTCGACGCCCTGCACTCACGCCGGCACGACGCCGAGGTGCAGCTCTACGCCTTCGACATCCTTGCGCTCGGCGGTGAGGATCTGCGCCAGCTGCCGCTGACGATGCGCAAGACCAATTTGGCGCGGCTGCTGCGCGGCCGACCGGATGGCATGTTCGTGGCGCCGTTCGAGGCCGCCGCGATCGGGCCGGAGCTGTTCGGCGCCACCTGCCGCATGGGCCTCGAGGGCCTGGTCTCCAAACGCAAAGACCGGCGCTATGGCGCCGGCCGGTCGAAAGACTGGATCAAGGTCAAGAACCGAACGCACCCGGCGATGTCGCGACGGTTCGACTAGGCAACCAAAAGACTGGCGCGCCCCGCGCGATGCAACGGGCATCGTCCGCGGCCGGACTGGCGCGCCGGGCTTGAGCCGCCGGCCGGGATCATCACGGCCTCCGCGCGCTCGACCCCCCACCCATGCTTAAAGAGGCTTGTTCGCGGCGAGGTTGCAGGCTAGTTCCTTGCCCGGCTGAGGAAGTTGGGCTGGGAATTCATGATTACGATGGAGCGGATTGCGCCCGTCGCGCAGACGGCTTTGCTGCGCGCTGCGGAGACTGAAATACGACCCATTACCGGCCTTCGTGCCATCGCGGTTCTAAGTGTTCTTTTTTACCACGTAGACAAGTCGCTCATTGAGCGCGGGTTTTTGGGCGTCGATCTGTTTTTCGTAATCTCCGGCTTCGTCGTGGCCACCAGCGCTTTCCGTCGCCCCGCCCCGACGCCAATCTTGGCCTTTTACTACGCTCGGTTGCGCCGCATTTTCCCGGCTCTCGTCACGATGATAATTCTGACCTTGGCGGCAAGCTACTTTCTTCTGCTGCCCCCGCCATTTGTGGACACAGCGAACCAGGCCACTGCAACCCTGCTGATCAGGGCCAATTATTTTTTCTACGAAACCACGAACTACTTTGCCGATGCCGCCACATCGCGCATATTCCTGCACACGTGGTCACTGTCGGTCGAGGAGCAATTCTATCTCGCATTTCCTCTCATCCTGTTCATAAGAAACCGGTTGATCATTGGCGCCATCGCGGCGGTTGCCTGCGCCTTGTCTTTCCATCATTCCTTCAGCTTGATCGCTGCCGGAGATGGCCAACTCGCGTTTTACGGAATCGGATCGCGGTGCTGGCAGTTCAGCCTTGGGCTTATTGGCGCCATCATCGCGAATAGCCGCTACGCAATCAGGAAAAACATCGCAAACGGGCCGGCGCAGCTTCTGGGGATCGCAATCATCCTCGCCTGTCTCTTTGCCCCATCATCGTTTGGACATAACCTCAAAACTCAGGCGGCATTGTCGATCGCCGCGCTATTGTTCCTGATCCTGTCAACACAGGAGACCTCCGCGAACGCGATCATGTCGCTTCGGCCGCTGCGCTTCTTCGGCCTGATCTCCTACTCGCTTTACCTGTATCACTGGCCCGTCATCGTGTTCCTGCGGATGTATATCGAAGATCCTCGACGCCTTGCCGCGGGCGCCATGCTGATTTCGACGACGCTGGCGACTGCCTCCTACTACTCCGTCGAAACCTTTTTCAGGCGCTCGCCCATATGGACGATACCGCATTGGCCGAGGTTGGTCGGCGCAGCGTCCGCGACCTCCGCCGCCGCGCTGATCGCGTGCTTCTTCGTAATCAGGACCGATGGCGTTCCGTCGCGCTTGCCGAAGTCGGCCAAGATGGCCCTCGCCGCGAAGGTTATGTCACCCGAGTTCCACAAGTGCTTCGATCCGCCAGGCACTGACTTCGAGGTCTCAATTCCAGAGATGGCGGCCCTTGACAAGCTGTGCAGGCTTGGTCCGCCGAGTGCGACTGAAAAGCTCGACTTTGCGCTAATCGGAGATAGCCACGGCTTTGCCATGGCATCGACGATGCAGGAAGCCGCGCTTGCGACAGGCAAGCGCGGCATTCTCGCGGTCTACGCTGGATGTCCGGCACTCTCTGGATTAACCCACGGCGGATCTCGGACTCTTAAATGCGCGCAATTCTTCGCAGATGTTGCGAAGCAAGTCAGAGACTACCACATCAAGAAGGTATTTCTGATCTCCAGATGGGACGTCTATCTGTTCGGTGGCCTCCCTGGGGGCTTGGACGCAGAAACCCCCGCAGTCCTGCAATTCGCCGGTCGTTACGACGACCCGATTGAGCCTTTCCGCGCGTTCGACTTTGGCTTGAGGCAGACGATTGAGACCTTCAAAGATATTGAAGTCTATTTCGTGCTGACGGTGCCTCAACAGAAAATCGATGTCCCTCCGACAGCCGCCGCAAACCTCATGTTCGGGCGATCCATCGATCGGTTCTTCGTGCCAGTCTCTATCAGCCAGGCACGCCGCGAGCAGACGATGCGCCATCTCCGGCCTTACGTTTCCGACCACTTTCAAGTCTTCGATCCATCAAGAAGGCTTTGTGACGATCAGGTCTGCAAGGCAGTGATCGATGGCAAGATCTTGTATTTTGACGACGATCATCTCAACACAACGGGCGCGGAACTGTTCAAACATGACTTTGAACGGTTCCTCAGCCGATCGGAGTAGCGGGTCCAGAACGTGACGATCGAGATGACGGCGCCGACCGCAACCTCGACTGCGCCCCATGTCACGACATCACCGCACACTTCGCGCCCTCGCCGCAGCTCTGCTTACGCCGTCATACCAGGCGCGCCCCAGCGCGAGCCGGTCATTCGCCTCTTTGAGCGCATCGCGCGTGCGCGCCAAGCGCTCGCGCGCGTCGCTATTGAGGCTTGCGGAGGGATTGCGCACGGGTGCGAAGACCTGTGCCGAAGCCGCCGGCAGACGAATTTGTCAAATTAAAAGCAGGTTGCGTGGGAGGTTTGCGGCGGAGTAGCGTGCGACCCTGGCTGGCCTACGTGACTGGGAAACGAATGAATCGCAGAAAGCTCTTTCAGGCTTTTGCTGCCGTCATAGGCACCGCCGCGCTTCCGCACGAAGCTATTGCCCAAGGCTCGACCAATCAAATCGTCGGCGGCGGCTTTTTAAACGGTGCGGGCGAACACAACATCATAACAGGCGACGAAAGCACCGCGAGAAATGCAGTTCTCAGCTATTGCGTCATCAACGGACGTGGCGCGGCAGCAGATGCGCGCGGGGTTTCTACGTCTTGCATCGGAGATGCCTGCGGCATCGGTGCCGACTTCGAGTTGAGCGACATCTCGGGACAATACGCCGCTCAGAAAGCCAGGATTCGGAGGGTTGCCGCGCAGGGATACGCGGCGCTGGAATATGCAGATGCTGAGGACAGCACCTTTGTCGGTCTATATTCCGGTCACTCATGCTTTGCTCGGGAGTCGCATGCATCAGGCCTGAACTCGTTGAACGGCGCCATCGTCAATAGAACCATCGCATCGGGGCGCGATGCCGGCGCACTCTCAGAAGGCGAGGACCTGGTAATGCACGGCGCTTACGTCACGACCGCCCGCATCCCGGGCCCTGAATTACAGGTCTCGGAGATCCAAATTGACCACCACGACCACACGCCCTGGATCATCAAGAGCCATGGACTTGGCGCACCGGGCGCCCGCGTTAACCTGATGCTGTTCGCCGACGAGATGCCAACGAACAAATCTGCCGAGTGGCAGCAGGGCGGCTTATTACCGTTCATCGTGTTCGACCAAGACAGCGTCGGCTACGTCGGCAACAAATATGCAGCGATCACACCCGGCCGTAACGTGCGGGTCGCAATCAACACCTGCAAACCGAAACGCTCCATTGCCATCGGGAAAGGATCAATCATCAGCAGGGATGATCAGGTTGTTGTCAATGGTCAAGACATTACAGGAGCCATATCGAGGATGGAAGCGATCGAAAACAGATTGAAGGCGATTGAAAGCCTCAATCGTTAAAAGGGGGTGGGCGCGGATCTCACAGCCGGCGCAGCTCGGTGACGGCCCACGCGATCGCCAGGCACAGCATCACGCCCAGGCCGGCCGTCAGCACGTCGCGCAGCTCGCCGCGGATCGCCGCAGCATCGATCACGATCTGCGACAGCTTCATTTCAGCGTCACCGAAAAGAAGTGCGAGGCAACCCACAGCACGGCCGCGCCGCCGCCGCCGGATGCGACCCAATAGATCCAGCGGCCGGCCTTGACCGCGCCCCTGACCTGCTGCCGCGCCTCGATCACGCCGTCGACGATCGGCTTCATGAAGGCGATGTCCGAGATTGCCGCCTTGACCGAGCCCTCCAGCGTGCGCAGGTCATTCACCAACGCGTCGAGCTTCTGGTGCAGGTCACGACGGCCGAGAGAGGCCTTTTCGTCCTGCGCGCGCCACTGTGTCGTCAGGCTCGTGACCGTCGACTCGAGGCCGCCGATCGACTTGGCCATGTCGCGCAGCGCCGCCTGGATGGATTCACCTTCAGTCACTTCGCGCCCTCGCCGTAGGACTGCCGCACGCCCTCGTACCAGGCGCGCCCCTGCTCGAGCCGCTGGTTCGCCTCCTTCAGCGCGTCGCGCGTGCGCGCCAGGCGCTCGCGCGCGTCGCTATTGAGGGTTGCGGAGGGATCGCGCACGGGCGCGAAGATCTGCGTTGACGCCGCCGGCAGATCCCGCCGGAGCGGCGCAGGCAGCGGATTTGATGCGCATCCCGCGCAGATCATCGCAAGTGAGACCGCAAGCATTCGGCTTACCGGTCGCCGCCAGCGCAGCATTCCGTTTCTCCAGCTCGTCGACATAGGCGCCGGTCCCCGCTTTTTCCTGCTCTGCCTTTTGCTCGATCGCCTTCACCCGCAGCGCGGCGTCGCCCGCCGCCCGGTTGGCCTCGAGGAGATCCTTGCGCGCGGCCGCGAGCTGCGCGTCGAGCGCTTTCTCGCGCCAGGCGCCGTCCGCCGCCGCATAGCCGGCGTTGTAGAGGTGAACGCCGGCGGCCGTGGCCGCGCAGCCGACGATCAGCGCGAGAGCGCCAGCGAGCGCCGCGCCGGCCCAGAATGGCGACAGCTTGACGCCGGCAAGCCCGGCGAGCCGCACGATCGCGGCGATGATGGCGCCGCTCATGTGTTCTTGCCCGCGCGATAGTCGACGACGCGCTTGACCTCGACCTTGTGCGCCACGAACCAGATCAGCACGCCGAGGCCGGCGACGATGGCGAGCACCACGACGGCCGCCAGCAGCCAGGCGATCGCCGCCGGCGGGATGCCGAGGCCGCCAACCGCGTCCTTGGCGCCGGAGAAGGCCGTCGCCTTGTCGGTGATCCAGGCGAGCAGGCCGCCGAGGCCGAGCGTCGAGGAGCCGCCGAACAGCTTGCCGGCCCAGCCCTTGACCTGGTCGGTGATGGCGATTGTCTCCGAGCCCTGCCCGCGCAAATCGGTTGCGGTCGCATTGCTGCGGATCTCCGAGATCTGCCGCGGCTCAGCCCGCGCCATCGCGGCGAGCAGATCGTCGTCGATGCCGGGGACCAGCGGCAGATCGTGCTCGTGGCGAAACGCGAGAATGGCGGCCTCGGTCCGCCCCTTCGGCACCAGCTGGCCGTCGACGGCGCCGGTGTCGTAATAGCCAAGCTCGCGCAGCCGCGACTGGACCTGCACGACCAGGTCCGGATCCGGCGCCGGCGACACGTGCTCGAGCCGCGCATGCTCGTCCGGATGATGCTCGGCGAGCCCGCGCTCGAACAGCACGGCCTCGTGCTCGCGCCGCTTGTAGACGCCATTGGTCGGCGACCACAGCCGTTTCATCGAGCGGATCAGGCCGGGAATGCGCGCGAGATCACCGCTCGCCACGCAGGCGCGGATCTCGCGCATCTCGGCATAGCGCGCGCCGGCCTTGACGAAGCCGGTGGCGTCACGGTTCTGCGCGATCGAGAACAGCGCGCCCCGGCAGTCCGGGCCGAGCCGGTCCGCGCCGGGGCAGTAATGATCCAGGATGCCGAGATAACGCGGCAGGTCATGATTGCTGAAGACATCGAGCGCGACGTCCCAGGGGATGTCGACCTGCCCCTGCGTCTGGCACGAATAGGCCCTCGCCGCCTCGCCGCGCACGCCGGACGCAGCCAGCATGATCCGGAGCATGCCGGCGTCGACCTTGTCGCCCCAGTCGGCCCGAATCTGCGCCTTGGTCTGCGTGCCGAAATCATAGCCGATGCCGCCGGTCGGGCCGGACTGCTGGCCCGGATATTCCAGCACGTGGCGGTATTTCCGCTCATAGACGGCCTCGCTCGTCACCTCCTCGGCGACGACGAGATCGAACGCGGCACGCGAAATGCCATGCAGGTCCAGCATGTTATTAGACTTTCGGCTGATGTTTTGAGAAAAGGCTGGGAGAACAGGGCGCGCGATACAACCAGGTCTTGCTCGGATCGGTTGTCCGGTTATGGTGCCGCCCGGAATTGGCGGGGCACTATGCTCGAATGAGCAACTTCATCATCTTTGCGATCGTGATCGCCATTTGCGGCGTTCTAGGCTGGCTGATCGTTCGAGGCCGCACGCTGGCCCACGACGGAGACTGGCACCCCTACAGACCGGCAACCCGGAAGATGCGCCGCTGGCGTGGCAAGTGGGAGTACCGCGACATGACGCCTGAAGAGGCCACGAAGCACCAGGAAGACAGCGCCTGGTGAGACGCTAGGCCCCGGACGCCTGACGTGGCGAGCCTTGCTCGGAATGGTTGTGATTGATACGTTCCTCCTATTGCGAGGAGCAACCTCATGTCCGTTTATTGGATGGGAATAGCTATCGCCCTGGTGATGCTCTGGGTCGGTTATCGGTCCATCCGGCGCTACCGCATTAAACGCCTTCACGAAAAACTCAGACGAGAGAACGGTTGGACGTAGTCTTGGCCGAAGCTCAAAATGTCATGCACTTGCAACATGTTATTAGACCTTCGGCTGATTTTTAGGAAAGGACGGGAGAATACCACGCGCGATTCAACCCGGCCTTGCTCGGATCGGTTGCAGTAGGTAGGTTCAGGAACGGGACTCGACGGCGCACGGCACGCGGCGGTTGCGACTTCCCGTTTTAGGAAGGCATAATGCCCCCGAGCCTGATGGTTGTTATCTTTTTCGTTTGTACCGCGATCGGTGCTGGCGGCTGGCTCTGGGGACATCTTGGCAAGGCTGCCAAAGAGATCGACGACGACGCGAGCCACCGCCATTGATTGATCTGCTGCAGAAGGTGATGGCCGTCATAACGATCGTCGTATCGGTCGTTGTGATCTGGCTTTGCTTGTTCGCGGGACAAACTCACCTGTTCTGATCGCGTCAACCCGGATTGGCAGGATCATAGGCTGTCACCGCGCCCTGTATCGCCCCCGTGAAGCCATCGAATCTTCCGTTGAACACCTTGGCGCCGTTCGGGATGACAAGCCCGTAGGTGCTGTCGCGGCCACCCGCGGCGCAAGTATCGACCCAGGTGTTTGCGCTTTGCAGCTCGACGTTGGCGAACCGCGAGTTGATCGCGCTCGTCTTTGGGAAGGGCGTCACCAGGGAGCTTTGCGCCGCCTGCATATCCGCACGCGGGCTGCCCGCCTTCACACCGACCAGCCACGCCCCACCCGTGGACGTGGTCTGGGTGTGCGCGATGTTCTGGCCGTAGTTGTCGTAGACCAGAGAATTGATCTGCGCGACGAGCCCCTGATGGTAAGAAATGCCCTGAATGTTCCGCGCGCCGGGGTTGGCGGTAATGAACTCGACGAAGGCTCGCGACTGCACGTAGCCGTTTGAGAAAAACTTGTCGTCGATGGTGACGTGCCAGGGCTCCTGCCCCGATCCGGCAAGGGCATCCGGATTCGCGTTCACGCCGTCCAAGGCATTGCAGCTGAATTCGCAGCCCTTGGTGACGAGGATGCCGCCTTTGTTTTCGATGCCGTAGCCGAGCAGGCCGAGATTGTAGCTCCCCGAGCCGTACTGGACCTTGCAATTCTCCATGAACACGATGGGTCGGTCCCACACCGCGCCAGGCTGGCTGTAGAGCAACTGGAGATCGGTCAGACCCCAAAACGTGCAGTTCTTGATGTAGAGGCACGCGCCCGAAATGCGCGCGGCAGCGCCGGCCCAGATGCCGGTGAGACCGCCTTTCAGCGCGTTGACGTTGAGGCCGCCGAGATTGATGTAGATTTGCCCCGTGCTGTCGTTCTGGGTCCAACCGTACCCGGCCGTATCCACCGCCGCGGTGCTCGCAAAATATTGCAGATCGAGCGTCAGGTACTGCACTGCGTGCAGCCGCCGAGTGGTCGTCACCGGAGTGGCGGTATAGCCCGAGCCCGATGCCGTCCACGTGAAAGTACCCAGGGACTCATAAGGGTTGCGGAAGATAAAGCCCGGCGTCAAAGCAATGATCTTGATCGCGCGCGCGAGACCGCTCCCCAGCACGCCATCGGCCGCAGTCCAGTTGGGCACCTCGTCAGACGTCGCGCCGAGCATGTAGATGCGGCGACACCCGCCAGCGTCGGCCATCGCCTTTTTCACGGTCTTGTAGGGGGCTGCATAGGTGCCGTTGCCGGTCGTGTCGTTGCCATTCGCAAAATCGACGCAGAGATCCTGCCCGCCCGACTGAGACGCGCCGTACTTCTCATCCCAGATCGCCTCGATGTCGATGTTATGCGTCGCCTGCAACGGCGCGACACAATCGAGCAGGGAGTTCAGTCCGAACGTTGCAAGCGGCGCGAACACCGAAGGTATGACGCGATTTCGCTCCGAGACGACGCGCATCCATGCGCCTGATGTCGCCGCGACTGCATTGGCCTTGATGTAGGTCGTTTCGTTGGCATCGGCCGCTATCCGGGCTGCGAAATCTCCGGTCTCCCAGATGAACACACCTTCGCGTCCCGCTTCGCGCAGGACAGCGGCTTTCGTGCCTGCCGTGTTGATCGCCTTCAGCGCCGTGCGATCGATGGCCGAGGCGATCGCCCCCGATGCCGCCGCGGCAATCGCAGCATCGCGCGCGGCAATTGCAGCATCCCGCGCCGCCACGGTATCAGCCAGGATCGGGTTTGCATCCACAGCAGCCGCAATCAGCAGCTGGTAGTGATCAGTTTGCCAAGCCATCAAAACCTGAGACCCGGCGATCAGGGACCCCGACGCAAGCGTCGAATTAAACGCATTCGTAATCGGGACCGCCGAGCCGCCATTTACCGTGATCGTCGTCGCGCCGGTGTTATTGGCGGTCGGCGTCAATAGATAGAGCTTCGCCCCCGGTACGGTGGGATTCTCGATCGCCGTCGCCGTGATCGCGTTGGCGGTGCCGCCCGTGACGCTCAGCTGCACTATCTCCTTCGGCAAATCGCCAACACGCGTCCACGCGCCAGAACCGCTGCCGCCGGATTTCTGATAAAGCCCATTGTTCGCGGCAGTCGCATCGCTGTAGACGATTGCGAGGGTGTTCGCGCCGTGAGCCAGATCAGCGTTCAAAAGCGCCAGCGTCGCATAGCCGAGACCGACCTGTCCGAGCGTCGACTCGAGGAACGTCCCCCACGCCCGGATATCGTCCTTGTTCGGCTCGTTGACGCCGGAGGCAGGAACGCCATCGGTCACGTAACGGCGAAAAATCTCAACGGCCTTCTTGATCAGCCCCATCGCAATGACCCCTTAAAGGACAACAGTGATTTCTAGTTCAGCGCCGCGAGCGCGACGGGATCGACCAGATTCCAGTTGATCGTGACGCGGCCGCCGAGCAGGTCGACCTCGCACTTGTCCTGAATCTCGACGACACACACAGCGCCACGCTCGAGCAGCGGGTGCTGCACCTTGATCCAGCGCTTGCCGAGATAGCGCATGCCGTAGAGCGTGGTCACGAAGCTGCCGGACCGCTTCGGGTTGAGCCGCAGCATGGCGCGCTCGCCGAGTGCGGCCGCCTGGTCGGCATTTTGCACCCAGGACAGATCGAGCGGCTTGGCACGCACGATGCCCGCCAGTGAGATCGCATCCTCATCGCGGATGGACGCGATCTGGTCGCTGACGTAGCCCGCCGCCGGGTTGGTAAAAGTGATGTCGAGCTGATTGACAGACTCTTCATCGGCTACACCCTTGCGCCAACTAAATCCTTTGATGTGATCGGCTGTGAGCGGCGGATCGGTCGGCTCGCGATAGACACCAACGGTCAGAACCAGCGAGCCATCACCGGCCTCGCCCAGCCAGCCGTCCATACTCGCCAGCAGCTTGCCGATCACGCTCTCCGGTGCGTTGTCGAACTGGTAGAAGCCCGCGGTCTGGTAGCGTGCACGGCCACCGACATCGGCATCACACAGATCCGCCTCCGCCATCCATTGCGCCAGCGCCGTCGGCGGGAACATGATGTCGCGATCCTCACCCATGCCACCGTCGGCCTCGGTGAGATAGTCAATCAACGACACAACGCCGTTGGGCGAAGCCCTCCACGTCGAGCGATCGCCGAGCGACTGCGTGCCATCGCGCGGATCCCAGACCGGAGCACATTTCGCGACCACTGAAGGCAGCGGCAGCTGCTGCGGATATATCTTGGTAAACTCTGACGGGTCCGGGGCCGCACCGCATCCCATACCGATGCAGGCGATTCCCTTTGCCGCAAAGTCGCTGGTCCAGACACCAGACGTGGTCCCGGAATTTATCAGGGTGCTGGTGCCAACATTCTGCGTATCGGTGCCGTAGAAAATCGTCACCACAACAAACTCGAAGGCGATGTCATGCGGCGGAATGACCACGCAATATTGACCATCCTCTAACGTTCCAGACGTCGAGACGGAGGTGTCGTGCAGATACAGCCCGATCGCCTCCTCGATCCGTCCGCTATGGAAGGCAATGACGTCTTGCGAGTTTCCACCGGCGCCGAGGAACAACAGGTAATAGCCGCTCAGTCGGTTGATCCAGTAGGCGCGTTGCCGCGACGGAACAGATTGTTTTAGCGGCTGCGCTCCGTTTTCCGGCTTGGGCACATTCGGATTGCTGAGCGCGTATTGTAGCCCGATGGATGCGCCTACGATTGCCGCCGTGCCAACGACCGTCGCCGCCGCCGACACGCTGATGGCAACGTCGGCGATGACAAAGGCGCTCGCCGAGCCAATGCCAGTTACCGACGCCGTCGCGCCAATAGAACTGAGGATCAGAAGTCCAACTGTTTCAGCCACGGCAATGACCCCACGCCGCAAGAATTTGCAAATCAGCCCCAACGATGCCGCGGGGCCAGTCGAGCAACGCCACCGTCGCACCGCCCAGCACGATGCAGCCTGTCGGCAGGCGCAGCGGCGCTTTTCCACGCCTCGGTGCGAACGGCGCCAAGGCAACGGCAACATCACCCTCATGGGGGGCAACGACCTCGCCGAGGCCGATGCGCGCGAAGCGGCGCCGGCACGACGCGACCAGGCCACCCTCACTGCGGATCGCGGCGCGATAATCACGCTCGGTTGCGTAGGTGCCGCGGCGGTCTGGCATTGGATCTGGCCAGCCGCATTGCATGAGCCAGTCCGCCACGAAGATCGCACAATCGAGGACGCCATAACCGCAGTCACGGCCAGCGACCTGGTCCAGGTATCGAGCAAGGTTCATCAGGAGAAGACCGGCCAGGTTTTATTGAAACCGTGCGCGTACTGCGGTGTCAGACTGCAAGACAGATCGCCTGGATGCCGCGCCTGCTGGTCCTGATCGGTGAAATAGGCCAGCGAGGGTCGCCGGCGTCCGGTGAAACGCGTGCTGCACGATAGCGCGACGCTGCGCATGCCATTGCCCTCGCCATCGGCCTCGGTCTGCGACAGCACGAGATAGTCGGCAACGTAATAGGCGCACCAGTGCAGACCGCCGAGCAGACTGTCCCAGCGATCGCCGAACAGACCAAAGCCGACCGTTGCCGGCCGCCCCTTGACGGCGTCCTCGTCGCCGCTGGTGATCGCTTTTTCAAACACGTCGCCAGATACCCCACTCATCGCGAATTCGACGCGCTCGGCCGCACCATTCAGCAACTGCCTGAAGGCCGGAACGTTGGTGAGCTGGCCGAGGCCGCGATAGCGCGCACCGGCCGGATCGAAGATATCGACACCCGGCTCGATATCGCCAAAGCCGAGCCAGAGCCGCACCGGCTCCGGCTCGACGTCGAGCCGGAAGAACACACCGATGCGCACCACGCCCGAAGCGAGCACGGCCAGCTCCGCGTCGTTGAAATTCATGGGATCAGCGCCTCGACGAAATCTGCGCTGGCGGAGTTGAAGGTCCAGGGCTGGGGTGCAAAATCCATTGACGAGGGCTGCACCAGGCGCATCAGGCAGCGCGGCCGATCGAATTCCAGCACTGTGCCATCAGGGACCGCCTCGCGCAGCGGCGGGTTGAACGTAATGGTCGCGCTATTGTCGTCGACCTGGTCGACCGTCGCGATCTCGTATAGGCGCCAGCCGACATTCTCATGGTTGATCGAGAAGGATTCCCCGCCCATCAGCTCGCCGGCATAGACAATGGTAATGTCGAGAGACGTCGCCCGCAGCGTCGCGGCGGCACAGGTGATGTCGATGATTGGCTGGTAATAGCCGGTGCCGTCCGAGAACGACGAGCCATCGTCGTGCGGCAGGTCAAAGCCTGCCTTGTGCGGCACACCCGCTGGCCAGGGCCGATAGAGGGCGTCATTGCGCGGGACGATGATCGAGACCACGCCGCCGTCGCATATCTGGCGCACGGCGCGCCACAGCAGCGTCGAGATGCGCTGGCGGTCGCGGCCGCGATCCTGGATACCTTGCCGGCCCGACAGGCTCACATCCAGCATCCGGCACGTCCAATAGCCGCCGCCATCCGACCGCGTCAGTCCCGGCACGAGGCCAGCATTCGCCTGCCCGCCGGCAACCGCGACGCCGGCAAGGTTCCACGGGTCCTGCTTTGCGCGCAGCAGCGCGCGCGGGAATTCGAGGTCAGACATCAGCCGACCCCCGTCGCGTTCTCGCGCCGGATCGAGGTCATCTGGCGAGTCACGCCGTCGACCTTGCGATGCGCCGCAACCACGCTTTGCGCCAGTTTGTCGATCGTCGCGGGGCTAACGTCGCCGGAGACGTAAAAGGTGTTCTGGACGGTCGAGCCGGAGGTGATCTGGCTCGCGACATTGTTCGGAATGATCTGCGATCCGCGCGGAACGTTCATCAGCTCCTTGCCGTTCTCACCCACCCACGCGAGGCCGCCAGGGGCGCTGTCGGTGCCGTCAGCAAAGCCAGGAATGATGCCCTTGATGAAACCCGCGAAAGGCGACAGGCCGCCGGACGCCGGCGCGCCGAAGATCGACGCAAACACCGAGTTGATCGCGGCCTTTTCCAGCGTCTTGATCAGGCTCGACAGCACGTCGTTCAAATTCTTACCCTCGACCACGGCATCGGCAAAAGCGGTCTCCAGCGCGCTTCCGACCGTCGCCGAGGCACTGTTTAGCTTCTGCAGGCTGACCGCCGCCTGATCGTGCTGATCGGCCGCCTGCTTGATGTTGCGCGAGGCCGCAAGGAACGCGTCGGAATGCTCCTTGGTCAGCTGGATGCCGGACTGCTCGAGCGCCTGCTGCGCCGACATCGACTGCCGCAGCTTTTCATATTTGTCGATCTGCTCCTGCGTGACCTCGCCCTCGTCACGCATGATCGCCGTCAGCGCCTGGAATTCGGCACGCAACTGCGCCCGGCTGGCATTGTTCTGGAACATCGCCGCCGTGTCGGCATTCAGCGTCGCGATGTGCTTGTTGATGCTGTCAATTGAGACGTCGAACTGATCGCGCTGCTCCGCCTTTTCCTCCGGCGGCTTCGGAGCGTCGCTCGGCCGCGGCCGGGGCAACAGCGCGGCACCATTGCGCGCACGCGGAAACAGCTCCTCGTCCTTCGGGATGCCGGGAAAGTCGGTGAACTCCGAGAACATGCCGGTCGGCGCCGCCGAGAACGGCTGACCCCGCGCAGCCAGCATACGCTGACGCTGGCGCAGCAGGTTCGGATTGACGAACACGGCGCTTTCCGGATCGTTCAACTGAGACTCGACCGAGCTGGCCTGATCCTGCAGCTGCTGCACGCGATCGCGCGCCCGCGGCCCCGCCGCCGACGCCTCGGCGATCAGCCCGACGATCGAGGCCCATGTATCCTTGATCTTGAGCGCGATGCCGTCGAGATCCTGCCAGCTCGGCTTGAGGTTGTTGGTGATCGTGTTCCAGGCATCGTTGAGCCGGTCGTCGATCTCCTTGGCGCGCATCGCGCTGGCATTGGAAATGATGTCCGAGGCCTGTAGCTTGGTTTCGATCGTGCGAGCGATGTCATCGATCGACGTTTTGCCCTGCCGCAGCCCGTCGACAAACTTGGCGCCGAACATCTTCTCGCCAAGATCGAGCGCGGCGACCTGCTGGCCGATCGCGTTCAATTCCTTCATGCCGGTGATGACGGCGCGGATGCGGTCGTCCTGAGTGCCGGACTGGCGAAACAGGTCCAGCGCCGTGAACTTGTCGCTGGTCGAGAACATCTCGCGCATCTCGGTCAGCGCCTTCTCGACGGCATTGACCTTGGTGACGCCCTGATCCCACACCGACCAATCGGGATTAAGCGTCGGCTTGGTGGCCTGGAACGCCTTGTCCAGCGCCGCCGTGAAGGTCTCGACCTCCGCCTCGGCGCCCTTGGCGCCAGCAATGAAGGCCTGGAAGAACTGCGGCGTCAGGCCGGTGCGCTGCGCGCCCTCGGCGACCTTAACCATCTCCTCGAGATCGCCGCGCACGCCGTCGATCGCCATCCCGACGAGCTTCGCCGCCGTCACCACGGCGCCGAAGATGCCGACCAACTGCAGCGCGGACGCGCCGACGCCGGCGAACAGCCCCGCGGCAGCAGGGCCGCCGAGCGAGGCATTCATCTCCGCAAACTGCTTGAGAACGAACTGCGTCGCCTGGCGCGTGCCGGTCTTGGCGCGCTCGACGCCCTTGTCGAATTCGTCCATGTTCAGCGAGACAGGGATACGTAAGGCGGGCGCCGGCATCAGTTCAGCAATCCGTTGGTTTCGAGCAGATCGTCGAAATCGTCATCGCTCATCGGGGTGACCTTGGTCTCATCACCGCCATGGACGCGGTTATGGCCCTCGACCGCGGCGACGATCTCCCAGAGGGCTACGTCTTCGGTTTCGCGCGGCGTCCAGCCGAGGCCGGCTCCGAGGCCGATGACTTCGGAGCGGCAGAGGCGTCCGTCGTCGAGGAAGAGTTGCCGGCCGTTGTCTGATCTGCCACCGGCCCCGCTTTTCCCAAGGGGTCTTCCGGCACGCCGATCAATACGGCCTCGAGCACGGCATAAGCGACCATCACCGACGGCGCGAGGCCATGCGCATTGAGGTCAACATGATGCTTGACCGCCGCCATGGCAGCCTCTGGCGTCTTGCCACCGCCGATCAAGCCGAGCCGGATCGTCTCCCGGATATCGGAAAGATAAAAATCCTTCTCGGCAATCCGCTTGAGAATGACGGCAATGCCGGCGTTGCATTTGGACTCGAGGTCGAGGATCAACCCCACCTTGGACAGGCAGAATTGATCCTCGCCATTGCCCCAGATGATGGTTCGCGTTCCGGGCGCGCTCATGCGACCTCGCCATCGAGAACAGCCAGCGCGAGCGGCGCAAGCAGGGGTGCACGCAGGACCAGATAGGTCCGCAGACGCTCGGTCCGCGACACACCGCGCAGCCGCTGGCGCAAGAGCCTGAAATTGTGCTTTTGGATGTCAGTCATCCCCTACCCCTGATCGATAGCGTCATTGACGGCGTCCTCGATTTCCTGCCGAACATCGCCCTGGATCTCGCGCCAGGTCGGGAAAAACCACGGCTGCGCCTCTTCGTGGACGGTGCCGTATTCACTCGCCAGCGCGTAGTCGTACTCGACGCCGGAGCCCTCGCGGATTTCCTTTGTCGTCTCTGGCCCGCCGGCTGTGATCTCGAGATCGAGATCGTTGCGCTTGCGGCGAACCTTGACGGTTCCCTTCAGCCTGCCGGACAGCTCCGGCGCCGCGTCCTGGATCTTGCCGGCTGCGCCGCCGGCGATTTCCTTGAGATCGCCGGCAAGCTTGCGTTTGGTCTTGTAGGACAGGCCCGAAAACCAGTCCTGCAGCTGGTCATCGGGCGAGGCCATTACTGCAGGACGGTTTCGCCGTCGCTGTCGAGGGTCACATCGAACGTCGTGCGACTGCCACGCTGACCGGTGATATTGAGCTTGGTCAGCTTGTAGGGACCGGTCCAGGTGCGCGTCGTGCCGAGCTTGATCTGGACATTCTTGCTGTCGCCGCTTTCAAACCAGGCGTTCCAAGTGTCGAAGTCTTCGTCGGCGACAACGCCTGCCCCTGAGATGGACGCAGACAGAGAGACGATGTCACGTTCAAGCCACGATGGCGCGTCGGGATCATCGCAGTCCGGCACGTTGGTCTCATTTGTTGCCGCCGTGCGATTGAAGCTGCGCGAGTTGAGCCCGCACGGAGCAGCAAAGACTTCGGGCGTCGCTCCATTGCCGAGCGACACCAGAAATTTTGAAAACGTGAGAGTTTGGGCCTTTGCCATCGAACCTTTTCCTTTCGCCGATCAGGGCAGCCAACAGGGAAGCAAGATGCGACGCCGGCTTACGCCGACGCCGCAATGATCTCGATATTGTAATTGACGCTGCCGCCGGCGCCGTTGGCGACCTTGAGAAGGTCACCGGTCGCAGCGGTCACCGTCCAGCCGGTGCGGCTGAAGAACAGCGCGCGATCGCCGGGCTTGAGATCGACCGAATGCGTCGCGCCGGAGAACGGCCCGTTGAAGGTGTTCGACGCCGCGGCGCCGACCGTCAGGGTCGAGAGCGAGGCCTCCGGGTTCTCGATCATGATCGCCTTGACCTTGGCGGCATTGATGGTTGCGCCGAAGGCATCGACCAGCGCGCCGGCCAGGTCGAGGTTCTCGGACGTCGAGGCCGCGAGCGTGCGGGTGTCCATGAAGGCGATGTCGGCCTTGCCGTAACCGGTGCCGCTGGCGAGCTGGACATCGGCCGCGTCCGGCATCCGGTCGACGACATCGCGGCCGTCGAGCGTCTTCCGGTTGGTGGCGGCGATCGAGGCACGCACGATGGTGTTGAGCGAAGTCATGACAGGCTCCAGGGTTTGAGAGGACGCGAGAGAAAGAACGCTAGACCGAAGCGGCGTCGCTCAGGATCGAGAAGGTCAGCACCGCGTGGTTGGTGACGCCGTCTGGATCGCGCAGATAGCTGGCGCTTTCGAGCAGCACGGACTGCGTCCCACTGTCGACGGTCCGCAGCTCCTCCTCATGCAGGGCGCTGACCACCACGCCGCCGACCTTGCGCGACTTGTCGGCCTGCTTGAACTGGTCCCAGACATGGATCGTGACGGAGGTTTCGGCCGCATCGACGCCATCGGCCGATTCCGGGATCACCTGCATGTTGCCGATCGTGACCAGCGGATAGTCCGGCTTGGCCGGGACGCGGTCATAGATGCGATCCCCGATCAGCGTGACCAGTGCAGGCGTCGCCTTGAGCTTCGCCTCGAGTGCCGCCCGCACGTCCGCCGCCGGATCAGTGAACGCCATCAGCCCGAAATCCGCATGTCGATCCGCACCACCCGGCCGCCGATCTGCTTTGCATCGACCCAGACGACGGTCTGGCGCCGGCCGGAGCCATCAAGCGCAACCTTGTCGCCCGCGTTCTCGACGGGAACGATGTTGGCGGGATCTCCATCCGGCCAGCCGGCAGCGAGCAACGACGTCGGCGAAATGATGAGATTGAAGCCGCTCGGCTTGATGCCGGCCGGCGCATCGTCCGCCTTGGTGCGGTCAATCCGCGCCCGGCAGGTCGCGATCGCGATGACATTGCCATCATCGTCCTCGCGCGTCAGCACGATGTCCCCGCTGCCCCTGGCTGCGAGAAACCGATCCAGCTGCGCGATCGCGCCGGCAGCGTCGAGCACGGTCAGCCCTCAGTCCGTGAGGTGATGACCTGGCCGACCATCCCCTCGCTCGAGTCTTTCGAGGAGCCGTCGCCACCGTTTGGGGCACCGTTGCTCCCGGCCGTCATCCGGCCGATGACCTGGTCGAGGTTGGTCTTGACGACCTCGAGCGAGCCGACATGCTCGTCGAGCGCGCGTTTCTGGTCCTCAACCTCGTCCAGCACCGCATCATAGCGCTGCCCGGTGACCTCGAGGCCCTGCTCGAGCTTTTCGGCTCGCACCAGGCGCGATGAGAAGCCGGCCAGCTGGATCGGCCGGCCAATGGAACGGTTCATGTCTAGTCCCTCCAGAATTGACGGATCGCGCTCGATCGCGACCAGGAGCCGACGCAGCCGCAGGCGGCGATGTGCGACCAGGACCAGAGCGATGACGTCGACCACATCACCTGCTCTTGACCTTGAGGCGGACGGTTTGCTCAAGGAGGGCGCCGCCCTTGGTCTTGACCCGGTTGCGGACGTCGTAGGACTCGCCGGCGGCACCGCCGGAGATGAGAACAATCGCGACCTTGTCGGTGTTGCTGGCCTGCGGCGAGATCAACCCCTTTGGCAGTTCGAACGTGGAATCGACGATCGAATCGCCTTTGGCGAGACGCCCGGACCAGTCGAGCCCGTAATCGCCGGTCTCGTCGGCCGTCTTGGAAGGCCAGACGGCGCGGACAAGCCCTTGCGGCAGGACGAAAGTGCGGACCGGCATCAGTACAGCGACAGGTTCGAGAGCAGCCCGGCGATCGCCTTACGCGTCACCGCGGCGAATTCGGGGTTGCTCTGGTAGCGCTGCGAGCCGACACCCTCGACGCGGTCCTCGAGCAGCATCTGATCCCGCGTCATCAGCGGGAGAAGGTCGCGCACGGCCAGGCAAACGGCCTGCGTCAACTGGCGCGGCATGATGTTCTGGATCTCGTCATAACCGCACGCGAAGCGGACGCGCACAGAGGCATCGTCGACGCGCGCAACCGGCCAGTTGCCCTGGTAGACCGGCGCGATCGCCTGGCGCTCCAGCGGCGCCCCAAGGCCGAGAATTCGGTAATCCGACCCGAGCACCAGCGTGCGGTCGACGCCGGCGACGTCGAAATATTTGACCGAGACGATCGAGAGCAGCGGCGCATAGGGCAGCGGGATCGCCAGAGGATTGTTGTATGGCGCCACCTTGCGGCGCCGGTCGTTGAAGGAGCGCAGCTGCAGCTCCCAGGTCTGCTCGCGCAGCGCACGGCCCAGCCAACCGGAGGCCGCGTCAAGATTGTCGACCGCGGCATAGATCGCGGCCTGGATACTGAGATCCTGATCCGCGCCTGAGATGCCGAGCATCGCCTTGCAATCGGCGAGCGTCACCACATCGTCGGTCGGCGGCTCGATCAGAACCGCCCGGCCGCCATCGCTGATGTCGTTATTGCGAAACATGACGATATCCCCGACAGCGGCCGGACGTGGTTACTTCTGCGCCTTAGCAGCGGCTTCATGTTCCGCCGCTTCGCGCTCTTCCATCCAGGCGACGATCGCCGCGATGATCTCGGCCTTCTTGGTGGCGCCCCTCAGGTCGATGCCGCGCTGTTCGGCACCGGCCTTCAGCTCGTCGACGGTTGAGCTTTCGAGCTGCATGCGGACATTGGCCTTGGCTTGCTCGCGCGCGTGCGCCTCGAGGCGCGCCTCGTCATCCTTGGTCGGATGACGTGCGCCGCCAACGCCAACCAGGCGCCGCGCCTCGGCCTCCTCGTGATCGTGCGGATCGCCCGGCTTCAATTCCGTGCCATCGGCAAGCGTGTGGTACGACGTCATGATCACTCGCATCGTTCTGAACCTCCTTGAGAGAAACTGGGGCCTACATAAAAAGGGCCGGGAAACTGTCCCGGCCCTTCTCCCCCGTTGCGTCCCGAAGGCGATCAGGACGCCGCGTTAACAAACAGCTTCACCGCGCCGCCGACGTCGATCAAGTTGCCGCCGGAGCGCAGCCAGGCGAGGAAGCCGACCTGACCCTTGCTGGTGTAGGCAGAGTCCGTGAAGCGGAACATGGTCACATCCATCACGTCGCGGATCGTGTACTCATTGAGCTTCCCGTAAGCGATTGACTTGGCGCTGGCGGCCATCACCGCCATGTCCTGGTTGACCTGGATGGCATCGCCGAGCAGCGAGTCGGGGATCTTGCCGGCCTTACCGCCGGTCGGGACCGCGAAATCCCAGCCAGGAACGAAGATCGGCCGCTGCTGGCCGTCCTTGATCTTGCGGATCACCTTGACGCTCGAGTCGTGCATCATCCACTTGCACTCTCCGCTCTCGCGATAGGCCGGATCGACCGAATGCTGCATGTCGATCAGACTGTCATAGATGATCGCCGTGACCTGGCTGGTGCCGTTGCCAGCCGTCACACCGGCCGTGGCAGCCGTGATGATGCCATTCGGCTCGCCAGACCCGTCGCCCGCACCCACGGTGAACTTCGTGTTGGTGATACGGCCAAGGCGCGTGGTCGCACGCTTGATCACGAAAGCCTCGACATCGACCTCGGAGTCCTGCAGCAACTCGAACGGCACCGCGATGATCTTGGAGCCGAACTTGTAGACGTTGAGCGGCACCGTGCCGAACGACGGATCAAGAGCCGTCGCGGACGCGTTCTGAGCGACGATTTCGCCGGTCTCAGACGTGCCGTCCGAGGTCGGATAGCTCATCGGGTTGCCCTGCGAGGTCTGGATCACGGTCGCCACCGCGCGCATACCGCCATAGGCCTTGAGCGCGTCGAGGACCGTTTTCTGAACCTCGGTCTGGACGGTGTAGCCGCCCTGGCTGTTGGTCGTGGTCGACATGGTCGCGCGGATCTTGGTCCATTCCTCGGCCGAGAGCTGCGCAGGGTCACGCGCCCACTTGGCGAACAGCACCGAGCCCTCGGACTTCTGGTCCTGGCCGACGCGCAGCGCCGCATCAACGACGAGGTCGCGCTGCAGGCTATCGGCCGCAGCCTGGATGACGCGCTCCTGGCGCTTGATGTTGGCCTGGATGTCGACCAGCTGCGCGTCGAGCTTGTCCCATTCCGGGCCGTCGACCGCGGCGTTCCACTTGTCGGCGGGCTTATCCGCCATCGTCTGCATGACGGCCACGATGGCTGCGCCCTGCGCTCTCAGTTCCTGAAGTGAAGCCATTTTGAACCCCTTTTTGACATGGCCAGAAACCGCCTCGGCCAGGATGACCGCGACGCTTGTCCTGCTCGGCGCGGCGCGCTTAGGCAGTTCGTGCGAGCAGTTGCGCGCGCCGCCGGCGCTGCCCCCGCTCATGTTCGGCGGCCGCGAGCGACGCGGCCTTCTCGCTGTCGAGGCGATCGCGCTCCGCGAGCGCTGCCTCGACCGCGGCGCGAATCTTGTCATCCGTCTGCGCGGCCGGAGGCGGCGCCGGCGCCCGCTCGAACGCCGAGACGTCCCAGCGCGATCGCGCGTTGGCCTCGGCCTTATCCTTGTCGCCGGCCATCTCGTCGGCGAGACCGCAGTCGATCGCGTCCTGCGGCGTCAGCCAGGTTTCGGCGGCCATCAGCTTCATGAAGGCCGACGAGTCCTTATTGCCGCGCGCGGCGTAGGTGTCGGCGAGCTGACCATCGATCTTTTCGAGCAGCTCTGCGGTCGCGATCAGGTCGTCAGCATTTCCGATGCCCCAAGTCCACGCCTTGTGGATCATCATCATCGACGCCGGCGCCATCACCACCTTGGTCGCCGCGATCGCAACAACCGAGGCCGCGGACGCGGCATAACCGTCGACGTGGGCGATGATCTCGCCGTCATATTCGCGCATCAACTGCGCGATGCCGACGCCGGCGAACACGTCACCGCCCGGCGAATTGATCCGCAGATGCACCGTTCCCGACATGCCGCGCAGGGTCTTTGCAAAGCCCTCGAGCGAAACGCCGCCGAACCACTCGGCCTCGATCTGGCTCGACACGATCATGTCATAGAGTTCGATCGTGTTGCTGGCCGCATCGGCGCGGAAGCTGCCGCGCTTGGCGTTGGACGCGAACAGGTTAAAAAGGCGACGGTCTTTCATGCTGCAGCGTCCTTCGGTTCGGTTGAGCCCTGATCACTCGCAGCCGGCGCCGCGGCGCCGGCATTGACTCCGAGCTTGTCGGCATCCGCATCCTTGTCGCGCGGCAACCGCAGCTTGGCGCGCGCCTCGTTCGGCTTCATGAAGCGCGGTTCGCCGGCCCGACCGACCGCAACACGCAAAGATTCGTACAGCGTCTTGGTGTCGGCCTGCTCGAGATCGGAGGTGTCGAACACGGTCACGCGCGAGCGCGTCCGGAACAGCTTGCGGTCCAACTCGCGCTCGATCTTGTTGAGATACGGGCGCAGCGTGTAGCGCACGAAGCCGATCGACATCGCCTCGACGCCGGAGCCCCAGGACGTGGTCTTTTCGTTGTGGCCGATCATGAAGGGCGGGACGCCATAGGCGCGCGCGATCTCCTCGATCTGGAATTGTCGCTGGCCGAGCAGCTGCATGTCGCTGGCCGATATCTGCAGCGACGTCATCTTGAGGCCGGAATGCAACAACATCGGCCGATGCGCGTTCTCGACGGAACGGTGACGCTCGTCGATCAGGCCCTGCAGCTCCCTGATCTTCGGTTCGCCGAGCTGCTGGTCGGTTGAGAGGGCGTAGTCAGGCCGCGCGCCGTTGGTGAAAAACCGAGCCGCATATTCCTGCGCCGCGATCGCGACGCCGCCGGCGTTGCGAAGCGAGTAGCGCAGCGGCGTCATGCCGCGCAGGCCATCAAAGCCAAAGCCGGGAATGTGGATGATGTCATCCTGGTCGAAATCGCGAGTCTGGCCAATCACCTGGCCGTTAGCGAGATATTCCGGCGCAATGCGGTACACCATGCGGCCGGTCTCCGGTACGATGCCGTTGACGGCGCGCAACGGGTGCACCGGCTCGAGTCCAACTGGCTTGAACATCCGGTCACGGCGGATGATCGCGAACGCATCGCCCTCGGCCATGATCGACTTGACGAGGAATTCCCAACCGATCGGTGCCGGCCAGCGAACCGACATTTCCTCGTTGAGCACCCACAGCAGCGGGTCGTCGAAGATCCGCGACCGCTCGCCGGTCGGAATGTCGACGTTCATCATGTTGACCGGCAACGTCTGGATTGCGCCCGAGATCAGCGACCAACAGGCATAGATTGCGGTCACAGTGGCCGCGGAATATTCGGTCAGGGTCGGCAGCCCACCGCCGAAGTTCGGCCCGAACAGGTCGGCCCAAGCTTGCGAACCGCGGACGATATCGGTCAGCGGCACCATCTGCGTCGCGTTTTTCGGCGGCTCGAAATCCTCCGGCACCCGGACCGCGGGCGCCGAGGTGCCGAGGGCGTCGGTGATCCAGCTCATAGCAATACCAGCCCGGCTTCCATCTTGCGTTTGTTCGTCGTCGCCATGCCAACGCTCATCGCCTGCGAGACCATGCCGTCGATGCGGGTCGTCGCCTTCGCCTTGTCGAACATGCGATGGCCGGAGCGGTTCTGCTCGTAAACGACGCCGCCGGCGCACATACGCATGACCGGGTTGACGTCGATCGTGATCCGCCGCTCGAGGAGCGCCGCCTCCAATTTGTTGATGGAGTCGGGCATCCAGAGCACCACGTCCTCGGCGCCGGTTTCCTTCTGCGCCTCCTCCGCACGCTCGCCGACGACGCGGCGCTGAAAGCCCTGCGGATGGACTTCGGTCGGCAGCGAGTCGTTCGTGACGGACATCGCCTCGTTGAGTTGCTCGAGGCCGTACTGGTCGGCGCCGATCGACACCGGGTGATAGCGTGCGTTCAGCTCGAGCAGTGCATTGGCAAGCCACGAATACTTGATCCGCGGACCAGGAACGGCCTCCATGAACTTCTGTTCGACCCAAAGCTCATAGGGCGCGCGGTCCGATTTGGCGCGCTCCTTCAGCGTGTCCCTTGGCGTCCAGAACCATGTTTTCGAGGCGAACCGCCATTGATCCTTGGTTTCGTCGAGCAGCCAGGTCAGCGTAAACGCCGTAAGGTCGCGCACCTTGGAAAGGTCGAGCCCGCCGAAGCACGGATAGCCAGCGACGGTCAGCGCATCTGGATCGACCGCGCCCTCGCACGCCATCCATGTCGCGCGCGGAATGGCCGAACTTTCGCTTTCGGTCCACTGGCAAAAGTGGAGCCGGCGCACGAGACCCTCTTTCGACGGCATGCCGCGGGTTTCCTGGACCTGCTCGCGGATGAACGGCGGGTGGATGGAAACGCCGAGGTTCGGGTTGGCCTTGATCCAGCACGACTCGTCCTCGAACGGGTCGTCTTTCTCGTCGAGGCAGGTGATGAAGGCGAACCAGGCATCGTTGTCGAACTCGCCGTTCAAGATCCGCGCGGACAGGTCGTGCTCCTGGCCGCAAACCGTTTTCTTGTCGAAACCCGAGTTCGTGATCTCGAACAGCAGCGCCTCCTGGTTGCCCTTGGTGCCGGCGCGCATCATCTCGATCACCGAGTTATCCGGATGCTCGTGCACCTCGTCGATCAGCGCGCAGTAGGGCCGAATGCCGGACTTGCCCTTTTTGTCGGACGAAATCGGCTTGAAGTAGGAATTGACGCCCGGCCGGGACGTATGCAGCTCCCAAACCGGGTTGGCACCTTTCGGCCGCAGGCGCCGGCGCAGCGCCGGCGAGCGCTCCCACATGGCAACAGCGTCGCGGAACAGGATTGCGGCCTGGTCCTTGTCGGTCGCGGCGGAATAGACCTCAGCGCGCAATTTGCGGCACCCTAACAGCATGTAGTGGCCGATACCGGCCGCGAGCGGCGACTTGCCGTTGCCCTTGCCGATCTCGACATAGGCGCGGCGGAATCGGCGCACCCCGTGCGCGTTTTTCCAACCAAACAGCGAGCCGATGATGAAGGCCTGCCAGGCCTGCAGATCGAACGGCGCGGCATAGGTCGAGACCTCGCCAAACTCGTCCTTCTCCTCGACCTCGACGGTGAGGATGTCGCGAAAGAACCCGATCGCGCGCTGCGCGGCGTCGACGTCGAATGACAGGCCGCGATCGGCGCCGCGCTCGAGGTCGGCCAGGTGCCGGCGGCACGCGGCGCGCACCAGCGGGCCGGCGACGATCTCGCCGGCGAGCACTGCGCGCGCGTAAGCCGAAACCTCGTCGACCACGTCCGCATCAAGCGGCGGCGGCGCGGCGTTCGGCGTCGCGATCGGCGGCGACGTCGTCGAAAGATCGACCATCAGACTCAAGGGTTGCGGCGATGCCGGTGAAGGCCTGCCAGCGCTTCACGGCGACATCGACGTAAAGCGGATTGAGCTCGATCGCATAGGCGCGACGGCCCGTGATTTCGCAGGCGATGATGGTGGTGCCGGAACCGGAGAACGGCTCATAGACGCCCTCGCCCGGCTGGGAATTGTTTTCAATCGGCCGCTTCATGGCCTCGACCGGCTTTTGTGTGCCGTGGCCGGTTTCGGACTTCATGTGCTCGATGTGCCAGACGGTCGACTGCTTGCGGCCGCCCTCATAATGGCCGCGCTCGCCTTCGCGGACGGTATAGGTCGCGACCTCATGCTCAGGCACGAAATGCCACTGCTCGTCGGCGCCGTCCTTGACCGCGTAAAAGCACGGTTCGTGCTGGAAGTGATAGTCGCCGCGGCCGAAGACGTGGCGCGGCTTCACCCAGACGATGTGAGCGCGGATCTTGAAGCGGCAGGCCTCGAGCGAGTTAGCGACATCACCGCAGAACGAGCCTGCGTGCCAGATGTAGGCCACGTCGCCCGGAAACAGCGCCCATGCCTCGCGCCAGTCGGCGCGATCGTCGTTGAGCACCTGCCCGACTGCCTGCCCCTCGCTGCCATGACCGGCTCGCACGCGCCAGGCCGGGTCGTATTTCACGCCGTAAGGCGGGTCTGTGACCATCAGATGCGGCACGCGGCCAGCCAGGACGCGGGAGACGTCCTCGGGGTTGGTCGAGTCGCCGTTGGTGATCCTGTGCCGGCCGCCCAGGAGCCAGACATCGCCGCGCCGGGAGGTCGGCACAGCCGCCGGCTCCGGCGCGTCGTCGGGATCGGTGTGACCCGCGGGCGCCTCGTGGAGCAACCCGGCAATGCGGCCGGGCTCGAACCCGAGCTGGTCCAATTCGACGCCGAGCGCGGACAGCTCGAGGACCTCACCCTTGAGCAGCTTCTCATCCCAGCCCGTCGCCATGGTGAGCTGGTTGTCAGCCAGGCGGAATTTGCGCTTTTCGGGCTCACCCCAGCCGACCGCGACCAGGACGCGGACCTCGGCGAACTTTTCCTGGTTGAGCGCCTCGAGCCGGCCGTGGCCGGCAATAACGACGCCCTCCTCGTCGACCAGGACGCGATGCACCTGGCCGAACTGGCGCAGCGAGGCGCGGATCTGGTCGAGCTGCGCCTGGTCGTGCTTCTTGGCATTGCGATCATAGGGCTTGAGCCGCTCGATCGGCCAGGTCTCCTCGCGGACGCGAACCTCCGCGCGCGGGCCGACCGGCTCGTGCACAACGGCCGGCGCCGGCGGCGCGGCGGCCTTCTTGCGGCGCGGTTTCTTTTCAGTCGAAGTAGTCATCGTTTTTGTCAAAGAAGTCGCCCTGGCCGGGTAGCAGGTTGCGCTCGTCGGTCGGCGAGAGGCCGAGCATGGCGACCAGCGATCGCCACTTGCGCCATTCCTCGTTGACCTGCGCGATGTGCGGGTGGCTCTTCACCTGGTCGCCGTTGCGCGTCTTCACCCGGTAGACCTCGTGCGCCAGCGTCGGCATTGACGCGCGGAGATCGTGCAGGCGCACCGTGCAGCGGCAGTACTCCATCACGGTGTCGATGAAGCGCGGTTTCAGCCGATCGACGGACGGCTCGGACAGGATCTCGGCAACGCGCTTGTACTCGGCCTTGAGAGCCATCGAGAGATCGCGCGGCATCAGCTTGCGGATGAGGCGAAGCTGCGCCTGGCGCTTGCGCTTGGCGATATCGACGTCGTCGCCCCGCATCGGCACAACGTTGCGAAGTTTCGGCTTAGCACCGCGCATCAGGGTGGCTTTTTGTATTTAATTCCAAAATTTTGCGTATGAACCTTAGGCGCCGGTCCCCGCCCTAGAGCGGTAGACTTTCACCCACCCCCTACCCTCGCGCGTCGACCGGCCAGCCATCGGCGCCGGTCGCACTGCGCTCGCGCTGCGTTACAGCGACAGCCGCCGAGGAGCTGAGCCATAGGTCGGCCTCAGTGAGAGCGCCGCGCTCATACCTGTGCTCGAGCTGCTGCTTGACCACGTCGTGGTGCCACTTGCATGCCGGCTGCCAACGGTTGCGGTCCCAGAACACGTCGAGGTCACCCTTGTGCGGAACAACGTGGTCGACAACCTCAGTCGCCGACACCAGGCCGACAGCCTCGCACCCCAAACACAGCGGATGCTGTACCTTGAACAGCGCCGCCGAGCGCTCCCATCGCCTGGTGTAGCCTCGAGCCCGTGCGCCGCTCCGCATCACAAAAGGAAGGGCCGCTTGCGTTGCCACAAGCGGCCCTGAGTCTAGGGAGGAAACGCCCAAGGAGGGCAGCGGTGACGCACAGGCGCGCTACCGCACACCTATGCATGCAAAAGCCCGGCGCGATGGCCGGGCTTGTTCCATGTGAAACGATTTTCCGAAGCTAATGCTTCGCACGCCTACCTTGTGGCAGGTGCCGCTCAGAGCGTTTCCGCTTCTGACGTCGATCCGTGGGTGCAGGCGTGCCTGCAGCGGCCGGTTCGATCTGCGCCTCGGTTAACTGGACAGAGGCGCCGCGCAACGCGTCGATAAAGACGGTGAGTCGGTCCCTTGAGTCAAGGCGCCTCACCTGCCCCACGAAGCCAGCGAGCGGACCGTCGACGATCTCCACCATCTGGTTGACCGCATAATCACGCTCGCCGAAAGGCTTGTTCATCGCAGCAACGATACCGCGCACGACCACCATGTCGGCCGGCTTCAGCGATGCCCGACGCCCTTCGTCGACAGTCAGCCACTCGCCGACATCGTCAACCCGCTTAATCGCCGGATTGCCCGCATCGAAGTCGGGCACGAACACTATGCCGGCAAGGAACGGCCGCTCGACGCGCTTGCCGAGATGCGGCTTGCGCGTTTCCTGTCTCGTCCGCCGGTTGATGTAGCGCACCACGATTGGCGAATAGACGCAGATGCCACGCTCCAGCAAGCGCCTTGCAACGCGCGAGTCGCGACCCGGCGTGACGCTAAGCATGAACCAGCGCTCCGGAGTGACGGGCACGGCGATCGGCTCGGCTATTGTTTCGTAGCCGACGAATTGCCCCACCTGGTACTGCATATTCATTCGTCTCCCCCTGCCTGTGATGCTTCGTCTGACCACGTTCCGTCCTTGCGCGGCGGCCACGGCGCCGGAGCAAAGAAGCCCATTGCATCGCCGCGCTGCTCGAGCAGCGGCGATCTGGCGCCGAACACATGCGACGACAGGAACGCCTGCCATGCCGCGATCTGCTGTCGATCGACGATCCATCGCCAGGACGCCTTGTCGGCCACGTCCGCAAAAGCCAGCACCTGTGGCGTGACGCCGCCGGGATAGATCACGTCCCCGTGGTTGACGAACAGCCGCGCCTTGGCAACCGCATAGAGCGCAGCGAGCGCGCGATGCTCGGTGCCGCCTTCAGCGAATGCCGTTCGCCGAACGCTACGCTCCGCAGAGCCTTCGCCCGCGCCGCGCAGCAACGTCCAGCGCTTCTCCTCGAGGTAACGCCAGCCCGCGATCACGGTCTTGCGACCCTGCCGCTTCAGCTCCTCGAGGAACGGCTCGACGCCATCGAGTGCCGATTTTTCCTCGTCGGCGGTTAGCGCGTCGGCGGCATAGTCGGTTCGCTGGCGATCATCGACGACAGCTGTCGGCCATCGCTTGCGGAACTCGGCCTTGAACCTTTCCTTTCGATCCCTCGCACGCGCGCCCGCGTCTCTCTCGATCGTTTTAAGGGGTCGTTCTAAGGGGTCGTTATTGGTGCCCACGTATGGATGGGCACCCGTGCCCACGCATGGATGGGCACCCGTGCCCGCTGGCGGGCACCCCTGCCCATCAGCGGGCACCCCCCCATCATTTTCCGGCACTTCTGCTATTTCTGCATGGCTCTCGTCGACGTCATCGTCGGCATCGCGCGCGAGGGTTTTCAGGTCGAAATCGTCGCGGTCGAGCTTCACGCGATACGCATAGCTCGAGGACGGCGCCGAATCCTCCGGGCGCCAGTGATCGCGCCGCTTCTTTTCCACCCAGCCCGCCTCATACAGCCGTTCCAGCGAGCGCTGCAGCGTGGCGCGGCCGCAGCCGATCTCGGCCGCCATGCGCACCTGGCTGCGCGTGCACCAGCCAGCGCGATCGATATGACGGCCGAGCAGACACAGCGTTTGCAGGTCGCGCGCGTCGAGCGAGCGATCAGTCACCGCCCCCGCGGGGATGATCGACAGACGAGGATTTGACACGTGATGCCTTGAGAGATGGAGTCAACTGGACGCGGTAAGCAACAGAACGCAATTCGAGTTTTGCTATCGCGGCCCCATCAGCATGAACCGGACGATATCTTCGTCGGGGTACTTCCAGAGCAGCCCGCGCTCGATCGCATCGTCGAGGCGATGGAGCCAGCGCACGGGAAACCGCTTAACCGTGACGAGGTGGTCCTTGACGACCGCGAGCTGCTCGGCGGGCAGCGCGTCCGCTTCATCTACGGTCAAGAGTTGGCCGGTCGAGCGCACATAGACCGCTTCGTCCAGCTCGCCGAGCTTGGCGGCCTCGGCGACCAGCTTCTGAATGACGTCCGCCAGCTTAACGGCAGGCTGGCCGCCGGCGGCGAGCGTGGCGAGCACGAGATCAGCCGACATCGGAGCCCCTACCGGGCAATGACGGCTGCAGCGGCGCCGCAAGCCCGTTAGCGCGCTGGTCCAGCGCCGAGCGGCCAGGAGGCGGATCGCCGAACACGCCGCCGGTGAGGCCGCGCTCGGCGATGCGCAGGCGCAGCTCGGCCTGCTCGCGCAAGGCGTCGAGCGACGGCATGCGGATACGCTCGCCAATGGACGGCAGCCGCAGCGCCGGCACGCCCTCGCCTAGCTCCGGCGGCACCGGATAGCCGTCGCCGCGCCGAGCCGCCCTGTCGGCCGCCGTGTAGTGCCGGGCGCCGTTGCGGCGCTGCAGGTCGTAATAATAGCGGGTCTTGCAGGCCCCTCGTGATCGCCCGAAACGAGCCGCGATGGCCTCGAATGTCAGCTTTTCCCGATCGCGCAGGAACAGCAGATGATCGTCCTCGGCTCCGGTCCAGATCTTCGGCCTGCCCTTCATGCGAGCACCTCCTCGACGGCTTCACAAACCGGCGTCAGGCCGCCGCGCCGGATCAACTCGGAGCCGCGAAACCATTCCTTCCAATGCTGCGGAAAGCCGCGCTCGTCGGTTTCGTGCCGCGAGACGCAGACGATCTCGCAGCCCTCGCGCTCGCAGACCTTGCGCGAGCTGTGGCCGTCCGGAGAGCGGACCTTTTCGCTCCAGCTGTGCTTCACGCTTGCGATCTCCGCACGCGTTCCTCGGCGGTCTCACGCAGGGCTGGCAGTTGGTCGAGGTCGACCGGGCCGCCCAGGAAATAAGAGCCGCCAGCCTCGGGCGCTGGCTGCCTGCGGCGCTGGCGCCAGCCGATGGCATAGCCGAGCATCAGGCCGGAAAAGAACACGATGAAGCCGCAGGACAGCAGCAGGTTGATGCCGATGGCGAGGGTTTGCGGGTTCATTGCACACCCCCAATGAGCGACCGGCGCTCGACTGGAAGGCCGAGAAACTCGGCGGTCTTGATGCCGGCGGCCATGCCGCTCGAAATCCCGCGATCGACATAGACGACGACGGCCTGCGCGGCGTCGTACATCCACGCGTGGCCGGCATTGATGCCGTGCGCGCGCTCGTTCCGATCGTCGTCGTTGAGAATGCCAGGCTGCGTGTAGAGCAGATGCGAGGCGATCGGCGCCTCACCGCGCAGCAGCGAGTCCCGGATGCAGGCGCGCGCATACGCGATGTTGGCCTCGACATCGCCGGCAAAAGGCGACTCGAGCACGACGCGACGCATCGCGTGCGGCGGGATGGTTTGGTGCGGTAGGATCTCGGTCACGCCTCTGCCCCCTGCTGTTGAACGGATGCCGGCTGCACCAGCTGCGCCAGGAAGGCGCGGCCGGTCTCGGTAATCTTGAGATGCTTGGTGGTTGCAAACACCAGATCGCGGCCGACCAGATGGCGCGCCATCTCGCCGTCGACCGTCCCGCCGGCGTCGATCGCCAGCAACGCGAGCTGCTCGGCGACCTCGTCGGCGTCGACCGGCAGACGCGTCTGCAGGTGGCCATCGACGACCTCAGCCGGCGGCGCGTCGTCGATCTGGCGCGCGACATCGAACAGGGACGGCTGCGGAGCCCGATATGGCTCGGTCAGATCCGCGCGCGGCGCCACGGGCGCATCAAGCGCCTCCAGCTCGCGCAGGCGATCCCAGCCCTTGCCGGTCAGCGACCATTCCACAGCGCCGAGATAGGTGAAGCCGCGCGAATGATAGAATTCGCCGAGCACGGGCGCGATGTCGCGGCGCGCGTGGCAGAAATCGGACAGGATCTTGAGCGCTTCACGCTCACTGAGCGAGGCGGGATCGAACGGCGCCTCGTGCGCCGGCGGCGCCAGCCAGTCGGAGCCCGCCAGCTGGTCGATGACGATGGTGTCGCCTTCGTCATACGGCGCGCGGTCGAGATCCGCGACGGCCGCAGCGGCGCTGGCCCCGTCAGTTGCTTCCGCTGCGGCCGCCTCGGTCTCACCGGAGGGCGCCGGGAGGTCATGCTGCGCGATGATTTCGCGCCAATGCGCGTCGACTGCATCGTCGCGCTCGAGTCCGAAAGGCTTCGTCTCGACGCGAAACGACCAGCCGCACCGGCAGGTCGCGACGTTGAAGGAGACGCCGCCGGGATAGTCGCGCGTCATCGAGACAGTGTGACCGTCGCGGGCGGGATGCTCCCATAGCCGCTCAGCGTCGCGCGCCGCACGCGCGGCGTTGAAGGCCTCGCGCAAATCGTCGGGCGATGACGGGCCAGCAGCAGGCGCCACGTCGGCCGTTAGTGAAACGCCGGCCTGGTTGCCCCACGCGCCCCAATTCTCCGGCAGCGGGTGCTCGGCGTCGACGCGAGCGAACAGCTCCAGCACGGGCAGCGGCTGGCCTGCAGTGTCCTTGCCGACCATGGCCGCGATCATGTCGCGGTAGTGGTCGGGCTTGCGCGAATGCTCGCGCGGCCGCTCGCGATGGTTGGAGCCGAACTTTTCATCGCCGGCCGGTTTCGGCAGGCCGCGCCCGCGCTTGAACTGGAGCAGCAACTCGTCCTGGTCCCACACCAGAAGGCCCGTGCCGCTTTCGTCCGGATGCTCCGCGTCGGTCTTGGTCCAGACGTAGCAGGTGGAGTAGCTGTCCATCCCGAGCGCGAGCATGCAGGCCCACGCCAGCGGCATGTCGACCGTCGCCATGACGACCTCGCCATCGGAGAGCACAGCCTCGGTCTTGAACGGCACTTTTGCGAGCAGATGCGCCCGCGGAATCCACATCCAGAACCAGCTGTCCGGCAGCAGCGCCTCGCCGGCGATCTTGAGATAATCGAGGATCGCCGGCCACGACATGGTCGGGTAATGGTTTTCATAGGCGCGGTTGCCGATACCTGCCTTGCGCTTCCAGGGCGGATCGCCGTAGCCGGCCGGATACTGCCGACCGGACGGCGTCAGCGCCGAGGCCGAGGACAGCGCAGAGGCGAGATCCCGCCTATGGACCCGACCACGCTCCTCAGCGTCGACCTTGAGCAGGTCCATCGCGACGCGCCCGGCGCCGGAGCGCATCTCGTCGGCGTGGCGTTCAAGCGCGTGCTCGAAGGCGCCGGCGTCCATCGCGGCCATTTTCTGCGCCCGCGACGACAGCTTACGGTCGATGCCGGCTTCCTGGAGTGTGACGCGGGTGACGCGGTCCTCGGATTCTAATTGTTCCGATTGAGAACAATTAGAATCGCCATCCCAGCGGCGACCGCGGCGCAGCTGCCCGGCCTCGTTCGCCGCGGCGAGCAGCTCGCCCATCTTGCGCTCGGCGCGAAAGCGGATTTGCGCGGCCTGGATCTCGAGCTGCTTGTCGCCGGCAATGCGCGCGGCATAGCGCAGCGCCTCGGCCTGGCTGCGAATGCCGGCGACCTCGTCGACCGCAACCGCCTCGGCCAGGGCGCGGCGCGCTGCCTCGTATCGAACCAGCTCGGTCAAAATGGAATCTCCTCGAGCTGATGTCGCGCCGGCAAGCCGGCGAGCAGGCCCGCCAGGATCTTGTCGAGGCTCGGCGCCTCGCCGCGCACGCGACGGTTGATGCTGTTGTCGCGTTTGGTCGACCAGCGACGATTAGCGCGGCGGTTGTCGAGCGTCTGGCCATTGATGTGGTCGACGACGTGGCGCGCCAGGTAATCGTCATCCTGCGGCTCGGAGCGGATCTGTAGCTCGCGATGCATCCGCACCGTGTCGCGCCTCACCCCCGTGTTGCGCTTGGCGTAGAGAAAACATTCCTTACCGCGGCCGCCGTGCCAGACGTTCCACTGCCACTGCATCAGCCAGTCGAAATCCTCGGCGTCGACCAGCGTCCAGATCGGCTCGCGCGATGACAGCCAGACCCGCCGCCACGGCGTCAGCGTCAGGTCGGGAAGGCCCTGCTCGAAATCGACCGCGCGCGCCCCGATGATATTGACCGGCGCCTGCATCATGCGACGCGCCCCTGGTCCGCGCTCATGCCAGAAACCCCTTACGCCAGAGCTGCGCCACCGAGACCAGCTGCGTGTAATCGCAGCCCTCGAAATCGGCGTCGTACCGCATCAGGTCATGCGCGATGCGGTGCGCGGTCCAGGACTTGAGGTCGTGACCGTTGGCGAGCGCGCGGGCCGCGGCGGCCTCGATCATCTTGACGGTAGCGAAGGCGCGGCCGCTCATGACGCCACCTCGAGCAGGCCGTCATCGGCGCGGTACGGACGCTCCTGGCCGTAAGCGAGCACGGCTGCGTCCCAGCCGGGCGGCACGGGCATCGGCAGGAACGGGTCGCCGTCGTAGAGGATCACCTTAGGCGCCTCGTCGGCGATGACGACGCGGACCGCGCCGACGATCAGCCGACGGTCGAGCCCAAACAGGATGGCGCGGGCCGCCCTCATTGCCGCTTCACCCAGCGGAAGCCGAAACCGCCGTCCGCGCGATGCAGGAACGGCTGCGCGCCGGCGGCGATCGCCAGGCCGGCGCCGACCAGGAGCGCGGCCGCCAGCATGACCAGAAAGCGGAGATCGTCAGGATCTGCGAGACGGGCAGCAATGTCGGTCATGGCTCAATCCCCCTTTCGGCCTCGGCAAGACGACGTTGGGCGGCCTCGACGTCGGCGCGCGCGGCCGCCAGGCTTTCGATGCGGCGATGGCGCTTGACCCATGCCTGCCCGCACCCCTGGGTCAGGGCGCGAATGACGAGGTCGCCATGGGCCGAGATGATCATCCGCGCGAGCGCCTCGCCGCTCGGCGCCCGGCGGCCCTCGAGCCAAAGCTCGGCCGGCCGGACGTCGCGAAGGCCAGCCATGTCGGCCAGAACCTCGGCAGTTTTCTGCGGGAAATTCTTTCGGAATGTCAGGGCGATGGGCAAAAACCACCGGTCAACCGGTCGGTCTTTGCCGATCAGCTGATCGGTCGGCTTTTTTGCCAGTCTCGCCGTGCTGCTGTAGGTCGTCCGCCCCATGATGCCCCTGCCCGAAACGACGCCGCTAACCGAGTTGCCCGCTTTGGATGCCCCACAGCTCCGGCGGGGCGCGGTACCCCCGCTCACGAAGCTCCTCGGTGAAGATCAGAAAGGTCGACGGCGGCAGGCGACCGCGCGCGATCGCATTGCTCATGATCTGCGGAGTACCGCCCTCGAACATCCTGGCGGCGGCACTGCCCCCGCCGAGCGCCTTGAGGACGCTCTCGACCGTGGTCAGAAGCTGGAGCCGCGAATCATTCATGCGGACGATTCATTACACGTAATGTGTAATTTGCAAAATCCACACATTGATGATGGATTAAACGCGGCGTTTACGCCGATCATGCCACCCAGAATGGCGGATCAAATCAAAGAGATAGGCAACCGACTGCGCTGGCTGCGCGAGGCAAAGCAATTGAACCAGGCAACGTTCTGTCGCCTGGTCAAGATCGAGCAGCAGGCATGGAACAACTACGAACGCGGCTTCCGCCGCATCTCGGTCGACCAAGCCCTCAAGGTCTGCGCCGCGACCGGCGCCAGCCTCGATTTCATTTATCGGGACATACGCTCGGCGCTTCCGGCAGAACTGGCGATGCAGATCGACGACCAGCAGCGGAAAGAGGCCAAGCGCCGCTGACGGCCAGAGCACGAAGCCTCTGCGCCCCGCCCGCGATCGCCGGCAGGGTGATTGCCAGCAGCACGAAGCCCACGGCACGAACCAACTCGCCGCGCGTCGGCACGGAGAACTCATAGGCCGGCGGCACCGACAGCAGATTGTGGGCCAGCACGGCGAGCGCCGAGAAGATCACGCCATAGAGCTGGCCAAAGACCAGCGAAGCAGCCGCAACCCCCGAAAACAGGACGAAGCCGGAAACCAACTCGCAGTCGAGCAGACGCGAGAGCAGCGCCGCGGCCGGCGCGAGCGCCACCGCGCCAGCGGCCGTCCAGCACAGCGCGAGTTCATGAGCGATGCGGCCACTCCGAGGGTCGACCGGATGCGCGGGCCTGGTCCAGACCTCCCGCGGCGCGCGAATCAAGAAGCCCTCCAGCAGCTCGCCGAGCTGCACCAGCACGGCACGCGCCTCATTGATATCCTCCGGCAACTGGACGGCCAGCTCGATGGCCGCGCGCCGCGTCCTGTCCGTATTTTTTGAAGCGATCTTCGTCAGCATATTCCCACTCCCAAACAGACCGCATACCACGCGGCGTGTAATTAAGTGGACCTAGTTACACTTCTTGTGTAATGGTCCGCCGCCGGCGTGGGGTTTGTCCAGCGTCCCGCGCCGGTTGCATGTTCCAAGGAATACTGCCGAGGCCCGAGTTTTCGCCATGGGAATAAGGTCGGGCCTTCTACGGAGTGAGGATAGTGGGATGAATGGCACAAGGTGCATACCGCACACTCAGGAAAATGTGGCAGACACAACCGCCGAAACAACCGGCGCGCGCACGACCGCGCAATTCGTGACTGCACGCACCGCGCGCATCGCCGAGCTGCTTGATCATCGCGCCTTCGCGCCGGAGGCGATCGCCGGCCGCATCGACTGCGCGCTCGAGGCGCCGCTGCGGCCGGCATTCCGGCGGCCCCGCCCATGACGCATTCCGGGACATGCGGCTGCGGGGCGGAGTTTCGGCCCCATCGCGCCACCCAGCGTTTCTGCTCGCGCAGCTGCGCCGCGCGCGCCCGGTCGCCGCGGCCGTCGAACCCACACCGGCGGCGCCTTAACAGCGACCCCCATCAGAAACTCATCTTGCGCCTGCTCGAAATCCAGCCCCTCGAGCGGCGCCCGCGCGGCGGCTGGCGGTTTGGCACGAAAACGATCGGCGACGGGCCGATCGCGCGCCTGATCGCCAGCGGCCGCGCAGAGATCCGGGGCGGAATGGTTCATCACAAACGGACAGAGGCACCATGAGCGGCATTAGCATCATCATGGCCGGCGCGCTGCGCCGCGACCTGCTCGCACGCGGCGTGCAGCACCTCGACCTCACCGAATGCGAGGCGATGATCGCCCGCATGCTCGATTGTACCCGCACCATCGCCCGCGCAGCCGCAGACGACGATGCCCCACCGCGGCGCTGCGAGACCAACGAGGTCGACCTCGATGGCAGCTGTATGGTCTGCGGCGCGTGCCAGGGCGAATGCTGCCGGCGGCTGGAGGGTCGGCAATGAGCGCGGCGCCACAACCCGAAGCCACGTCGGACCTGTTCGCTCCGATAATCACGTCTTTCCCCTCCCTATCAGGAGACAGCATCCCGCCCGTCTCCCCTATAGAGAGGCTCATAAATGACGTCCCCCGACATCCGGCAGGCAACGCTGTGCCAGCCCGACAACCATCGGCCCCGCAGTGTCCCGCAGAGTCAGACCACCTCGGTCTGGCCAGCGTGCATGGCGGAGACCCCGATGGCGAAACGAAAGAAACGGTCAACGAGCGATCGAGTCCTCTGGATGATGTTGGTGAAGCTTTTGGGCGAGATCGTCCTGGCGGCGATCGAGAGATGGCCGTGACCGTCCCCTTATCCAGTGGCGCGATCGCCAAGCAGCTAAACACGTCTGACCGGCCGGAGGGCAAATGACCCCCCTCTCCCCCGCCCTCGAGTCCCATTTTGCAGCGTTCGTCACCATCGACGTTCCACAGCTGGCGCGGCTGCTCCCGATGGACCGGAAAACCATCAAGCGCCATATTGACGCCGGTCGCCTGCCCAGCCGGATCCTGGGCTGCGGCCGCAAGAAGCCGCACCGCTGCTTTTCGCGCGCGGACATCGAGGCGTTTCTGACAGGGGACAACGGGGCATGTCCATCTACCGCGACAAGCGATCGCAATTCTGGCAATACGAATTCCAGATCCAACGTCGTCGCTTTTACGGCTCCACGGAACGGAACGATGAACTCGAGGCCCGCCAGGTCGAGGCCGAGAAAAAGCGCGAGGCGCGAGCCCAGCTCGAGCGCGAGCGAGCCGAGCAACGCGCCCCGCTGACGCTGGGCCGGGCCTGCGACCGCTGGTGGAACGAACACGGCCAGCATCTCGCCGACAAAAAGATCAAGAGCGCGCTCGACAAGATCGTGAAGGTCCTCGGCCGCAACACGGATCTGCACGCCATCACCGACGACACGGTCTCGCACCTGGTCGCGGAGCGGCGCAAGGACACGCGGCGCGATTCAACCGTGATCGAGCGCGGCCGCGAGAAGATCCTGACGCGGGCGATCACGGCGACGACGGTCAACCGCACCATCGACCTTCTGCGCCGCGTGATGCGCCGGGGCAAGGAAAACTGGAACGCCTATCTGCCGAACGAACCGACCTGGAAAAAGCATCGGCTGAAGGAGACCAAGCATCCGATCCGGGAGATCTCAGTGGCCGAGGAAACCGCGCTCGATGCCGCCGAGGATCTCGACTATGCCGAGCTGCGCCGCTTCGCGATCATCACCGGCCTGCGCCGGCGCGAGATGCTGATCACCTGGCCGCAAGTCGACTTTGAGCTCGCCACGATTCAAGTCCAGGTCAAGGGCGGCACCTGGCGCACCATCCCGCTGACGCGCGAGGCCTACACAATCCTCTGGCGCCGGCGCGGTCATCACGCCGAATTCGTTTTCACCACGAAGGCGCAGCGCAACTGGAAAAACTGGCGCGACCCAAACGATCGCCGCATGAAGGGCGACCGCCACCCCATCACCTATGAAGGCCTCGGCTCGCACAAGGACCGCACCTGGGCAAAGGCCGGCGTCAAGGCCCGCATTCACGACCTGCGCCACACCACGGGCATGCGCACCTTGCGCAAGACCCGCAATCTCCGCGTGGTGCAGGAGCTGCTCGGTCACACCGACATCAAGACGACCGCCACATTCTACACGGCGGCGAACGTCGAGGATCTGCGCCAGGCGATGGAAGAGACCAACAGCGCCCGCGACGTGACGCCGGCGCCGGCAAAGCTGGTCGACAAGAGCGGCGAATGAACAAACGCGCGCAAAAGATTACGCTCGGCGAAATGCGCGCCGGCCGCGGCGGCACGCGCGGCCTGCTGGTCTACTGCGCCGACTACAAATGCGGCCACCACATCACGCTGGCGCCGGAGACGGTCGACCAATGGCCGGACGATGTTCGGCTGTCAGATCTCGAGCCGAAATTCGTCTGCCAGAAATGCGGCCAGCGCGACGCCGACATCCGGCCCGATTTTGAGCCGCCGCAGATGGGCGCGCGCAGCTAAGGCGAGAGCAAGCGATGAAGGTGCGGCCGATGCGACCGGAGGACCAGGCCCTAGCGGCGCAGCTGGCGGAGGCCTGCGCGGGCTTGAGCCCGCTCGAGAGCGCGCTGCTGATAGCCGAGGCGATGCGCGAGGTCTACGGCGGCACCTGGAAGATCGCGGCGGACGGCTCCGGCCGCTTTTCCATCATGACTGAGAGCTGAAATTTTCCTCCGGGCGGCGCGGCGGATGTCACGTAGTAAGATGTTCATAAGCTCTTCGATATCGTTGCTGACACCTGATCAATCGCGTATGGGTTGTGGCTTCCGTTGGGAAAATTTATGGTACTCTCTCCGACCAGCCCGCTGATGTCCGCCGTCGAGCGAATTAAAACGGCGAGTATACTTGCTCCGTTGTTGGTGCTCGACGTGATCTGCGCGACGCTCGCGCTCCTTGCAACGCCGCTAATTGGTGTCACAAACAGTTTGTTGTGGGTCGCATGGATCCCCTTCCTCATATGTACGGCTTTCACTCTGGCCTCATATGTATACTGGTCTATGGTGGCTCCAAACCGTCTCCAAACCGAGCACTATCAACTAGCGCAGCAACGCCTACTGCTGATCGGTGACGAGAGAGACCCCAACAGCGCAAAGCTCATCAATAGCGCGCCAACCGCGAACAACGCGATAGATCGATCATGATAAACCCGTCGGTAAAGACCTACTGTGTCACCTTCGGCGTTGTGGATGTGAACATCGCTGCGGTGGTTCAGTATCTGTTCGACAGCGCCGACATCTTGGCTTTTTGGAATTACGTTCCGCTAGTGTACTGCGTCAAATCTCGGCTCAGCGCACGCGATTTGGCTGTGAAATTGAAGTCCTTTTTTCCTCAAACGGGTCCGTACTTGATCGCCGAGATAAATCCACAAAACGTAGATGGCATTTTGCCTAACGAGGCGTGGGATTGGTTCTATCTCGATCATCACCAGAAAACTCATGCGCCGACCTTCCATTTTCCGCCGACGCTTGAGGCACCCAAGTCGAGCTAAGACCGCGGATCTCAGCAATATCGACCGCCGTGCGCCAGATCTCCGAACAGGAAGCCGACGCCGCGCTGCGGCGCTATTGATTATGCCTACTCCACCCGTTCCCGCGTGAGTGATGCACGAAGGCGGCGGCGCCCGCCGCGCGAGCGCCGACGTGCGACCGGATTTCGACCCACCCAAGATGGGCTCGGGCAACTGAGGATGGACCAGGAATGACTACGAACTCCATGAACCCAATTGAGGGAATGAAGGCGCTGCAGGGCGCTCTCGGCAGCGAGGATCTTGCGAAGCAAATTTATGCCGACGCCAGCGCCGCCGATCGCCAGGAGCGACGCAATCATTTCGAGGGCCGGCTAGAATTCGCCAAGCAGAAGGCGACGGCGGCGGCCGCCGCTGAGGCCTCATTCAAGGAGTACGGCCTTCAAACGCTGAAGTGGCTTTTCCTGCTGAACGCCGGCGCTATCGTCGCAGTCCTGGCCTATATTGCAGGCAAATATCCAAGTACTAAGCAGGCCACATCGGTCCTGTGGGCTATCTGGCCTTTTGTCGCGGGGTGCATCGGCGTCACAGCGGCAGGAGGTATCTCGTTCTTCAATTTCTCATACCTCGCCGGCACCCACCCCACCCAGGAATCCCTAAACAACTTTCTGAACTCGACAGAAACGGAGTGGCCGGCGGGCCACATGCAGAAGAGCGGCGAGACGCGGGCCGATTTCTTTCGACGCCAGCAGAAAGTGATCAACGGCACGAGGTCCGCTGCCATCGTGGTGGCCCTGGCAGCCGCGATCTTCTTCGTGATCGGCGTCGCCCTGGTCGGACGAGCAGCAACGCAGCCCGCACCGGCTGAATCGCCGACGGCTGCGGCCGCGCCGCAGCCGTAGCGGCCGCGTTTAAGGCCAAGCACGGCCCGGAGGCGCTGGCGGCTGCGTACAGAGCAGCTAATTTGCGCGAGGAGAGCTAAGGGAATGACGGCGAAGGGTTGATCGAATGAGCAGGGAAAACGAGCGCTTGAAGATCCAGGCGGGCTTTTGGAATGGCCTGGCGATCGCAGCCGGAGCCGGCGGCATCATCCTGCCGGTGCTGCAGGCCTATTCCAACGATCAAGTCTGGATCGCGCAGGTATTCCCTCACTTTTCGAAACTCGCATACACCACGCTCCTCCCGATCGTGGTGGGCTTCTTTTTTGCGTGGATTTTCCATGGAATGGCGAAGTCGTTCGCCGACCGAATGACAGACGACTAGCCAGACCCCGCTAGGAGCCCCGCCCATGCGTTCAAACACCCCGGCCCCGCACACCGACACCCCCGAGGCGAAAATAACGCACCCACAGGCCCCGCTCGCGATCGTGGCGCAGAAAGCAAAGCGCCGCGGCCCGTCAACGGACACCGCGGCGCTCGTATTCCAAGGGGATTCGAACCCCTAACCTCCCCTTTACGAAAAGGGCGCTCTGTCCGGTTGAGCTATGGACGCATCGCCCAAATGGGTGGCGACACGCCGTTGTTCAAGGAATACCCCGGAGAAATCCCCGGAGTTGCGCAACGACGCAACCTAAGCCTTTGCTGAGTAGCGGATTTTGCAGCCGCGTCCGGCGTGTTTCTACTCCGCGGGTTGCAGGTTCGAGTCCTGCTGGGATCGCCATTCTGTTTTTCCAGCCGATGATTTCAATAAGTTATCGTCGTTTTTGCCTAACTCGTCCGGTGGGTTAGGCAATCGGATATCAAACCCGCCTTCAAGTTTCGCCATCGCGGATACGGCAAGTTTCTTGCGCGCAGCTTCGCGACAATACCGCTCGATTTCGCGGATATCGGTGTGGCCGGTGATGCTCATAATCTCCAGCGCGGTGCAGCCTGTTTCCGCTAGGCGTCGGCACGCTGCTTTACGCAAGCCGTGTGGCGATGAACGCGGAGGCAGGCCAGCGTCGCATGCCGCTTCGCTAATCCACGTGGAGAACGCTTTCTCGCTGCGAGCGCGGCCGTACATAGTTGCGATGAAGGCCGGGCCATCCTTCGGGCAATCGGCGATATAGCGCGCCAGGTCGCTATGCACCGGAATGCACAACTCAACATGGCCCTGGCTCTTCTTTGTGCTGATGACGAAGCCGTCCTTGGTGAGATGTTTCCACCCCAGCCGTACCGCATCGCTGCGGCGCAGCCCGGTGTGCAACAGCACCTCCATTGCAAGCCGCAGCGGTGTGCCAATGTTATGCCGCTTGCGGAATGCGGAGATATCTTCCTCAGTCCAGGTTCGATGACCAGTGGTTTTCAGCTTGACCCGCTTGGCGACTACCACCGGATTATCACTGCGCATCCCGGCCGACACGGCATAGTCCATCAGACCTTTAAGCCGCTTCCGGAAGTTGCTCGCGGCGGATGGCGTATCGGCCATCTCGTCAATTAGCTTATTGATGTGTTTTGGCTGAAGGCCAGCAATCGGCCCTTCGCCGTGCTTATCAACGAAGCGGTCCAGAACGCCGCGATAGGTGGCCTTTGTCGTTTCAGCCAGCACCTTGAATTCAGTCGAGCCATAATAGCCGCGCACGGCCGCCGCTATGCTGCCGACCTTGACACGCCGCACCTCTGGCATCGGTTCGTCCGTGCTCATGGCCGCACGATAGGCCGTCCAGAATTCTGGCGTGTACAGCGGCGCGGGCAAGGCGACTTGCGCCCTGCCCGGTCGTCGCAGATATACGCGAGGCTTGCCGTGCCTATCGATGTACTCGTTTACGAATTTAGGCTTTCGCCGTTGCATGCCTTGTCCCAATAGTCGTCGTTGTCATTTGCGACTGATGCACAATCAAACAGGCGGTCGAGGTCGTTGCGGTCCCATACATCCACGCCCAAGATCACCTTGGGTGGTGGAACCTCGCCCTCTTTGCGCTTCCGGTCAAAGTAGCTCGGTGAAACACCGATGTACCGCGCAGCATCCACTCGCCGCAGGCCGCGAGGCACAACGCGTTGGTTGTCGTTGGCTGGATTGGGCAAGGCGCGCCCCTGAGAAAACTGCTCTGCTTACCTCGCCGGCGGGAGCCGACGCACTCCACGGTCTATACACGGTCGCTTGAGAACAAATGCGGCACACACCGTACGAATGATTGATTTGTAACAATTCGTTACTTGCGTTTTAATAGAGGGTGCCCGCCCACGCTGCGTAGCCCCAGGAACCGCTGTTGCGGCTCTTCAGTTATTTCTGGCTGGCTCGCCGAATCGAGCTGGCGGAGCGGCCCCGGCCTAACCCCCTAAGCCCCTGCAGCCGGGGCCGTCTCTCCGCCCGAAGAAGCGCACGATGGATTGCTTCATTTGCGAAGACATCGGCTGGGTCTGCGAGAACCATCGCGACTACCCTTGGGACGGGACTTGCCCTTGTGGCGGAGCTGGCGTGCCGTGCCCCCGCTGCAACGTGCCGGTGGAGGGGCAGCCGCCTCGGCCACCTGAGGGCTTCAGGACGGTGTTCGACAAGAACGGCTGGCGACATTGAGATGAGCGAAATGGCGAGGTCGTTCGGCAGGGAGGCGCCCGCTCCAGCTGCAAAGCTGGGGCGGGCCTCCACGGGGAGTGCTCTTAGGCCGCCGCCCCCAGCCGCTCGACGTCGGCGCGCAGGCTCTCGCGAATCGCATCCAGCCAGCCCGTGGTGGGGTCGGTGGTCAGTTCGGTGATAAGGAGGCAGGCCTTGGCACCGAACTCGGACCAGCTTGCTGATGGAGTGGCGACGATTTCTTTTTGAATCTCGCAAGCGGCTGCACCGAGCGTGTCGGCAATCTGGTTGGGAAGCGGACCGCGGGCCGGGTCCGTGAGATGTGTATGGGTGTTGACGAGTCGGGAGAGGATCGTCCGGTAGGATTCGGCGGCTTGCGGCATTGGGCGGGTTCCTATAGTGTGCATTTATCACCCTTATGGTGACAAATGCACTATACAGGAATTAACCATGGTGACAAGTGCACAAATCAGAGCTGCGCGCGGTTTGTTGAATTGGACCGTTCGCGACCTTGCGGAGAGATCGGGCGTGCATAGAAACACCGTGTCCAGGGTTGAGACCGACGCAACGGCGCCCGGCCATTCCATAGCCGCCATCCGTGCCGCGCTCGAATCTGCCGGCGTCATCTTTCTAGATGACGGCCAATCGCTCGACGGCGGACCGGGCGTGAGGCTGGCGAAGCCGAAGGCCTAGCCCCACCCCCTTCTTAAGTGGCCCTTTCGCGCGTTGGAACGTTTGGTGCCGCGGCGCGTCCTTGAGGCATCGATCCTGTTGCTTGTGGATCGACCGATGGACACAGTAGTTGCCTATGCGATCTCGGCCTTTATCGTCGGCTTTGGCATCGGGATCTTCATTGCCGGTCTAAACTCTGGCGCTCCAGCTTTGTGGGCCTGCGTCGCCCTGATACCCATCGCGATAGGGCTCCTGAGCGCTTTCGGTCCCAAATAAACAAATCCACCCCCGACATTGGGGCGCTTCGCCGCGTCCACAGGAATGCTAGTCGGCGAGCATTGTCCCAACACGAATCGACTTGACGCTCCGAGCCTTCGGACTTTGGAGGCCACAATGTCTAATTCCGCCGATGTCGTCAGTCCGAACGCTCCCCTACGGCTGCGCAGGGCTGCAGAACTCGCGTTTCCTGGCGGCGGCATGACCGCAAGCGGATTGCGACGTGAAGCTATCCGGGGACGACTTGTCATTGAGCGGATTGCAGGCAAGGATTACACCACACTCGCGGCCATCGCGAAGATGCGCAACTTATGTCGTGTGCCCGCTAAGCTCGAAATTTCTGTTGGCCGGCTGAATTTCACGCCCGAGCGCCCTATCAGTGAGCACACCCTCAGCTTTCTGGTGCGGTCAGATGTTCGGCTAAACGGCCCTCTCAATCTTCGTGAACGCCTGCGCTCGGATTGTGCCGAGACCGACAAGGCAAATAAAGCGCGGCCAATTTCGAAGAGAGAGCGGGAAGCTTTGAAATTGTGTTTCGAGGCGCGTGGGACGTCGATCGCCCTAAGCACACATTGGCCGCGAACGGCGCTGTGGCTCGTGCTCCACGGCTTTATTCAGGCCACGGGCCACGATCAGCGGGGAAACAGAATCTATCGGATCACCCCCGAAGGCGAAGCGGCCTGGCTGGCCATTGCGGGCGGCGCGGCTAAAGACTAGTTGCCCTCTCCGATTGGCTCGCCTTATGGTGGCGGCGGGTTGGGGGAGCCTTTCCATGAAGATGTTTTTCGCAGCGCTCGCGCTGTTTGCAGCTTGCGGCAATTCCGCTCGGGCGGCTGACTGCACTTCCATTGCTGACACACAGGCCAGGCTGGCGTGCTTCGACAAAGCGGCCAAAGCACCAAAGGCGGCGATCAAGAAACCTCCCACCGACGAGTTCGCTGATGCCAAGGCGGCGCTAGTGCGCAAGCTCACCGATCCCGAATCCGCGCGCTTCACCGACCTTTTCAAGGTCTCTACGCCCGATGAAGGTGAAGTGACTTGCGGAATGGTCAACTCGAAGAACCGCATGGGCGGTTATGCCGGCGCACGAGGCTTCATCTTCCATAAAAGGCAAAATCTCGCCACGCTCATGCTCAGCGGTGGATCTGATCCAGATTATCGCGGAGAGAATGCCGCATCATATTGCGTCTACTGCGCGAACGACCCTCGCGGTGACCGCGAATTCTCCGTCCACTGCCCGTCGCTCATAAAGTCATACAGATCGGCCCGCTGACTCGACCTGCCTCGCGCTACGATCAACGATTCGAAAGGTTCAGCATTGGATACACTCTACGAGATTGCCAAGGCCGTCGGCGCCGCTTCCGGATTGCTGGCTATCAGCCTCTTGCTTTGGGATCGCTACGTTAAGCACGTCCCCGTGGCTGTCATCGTCGCTAGACCGCTCATGGCAGGCAGCCGTCAGATAGTCCCCTTCCTGCATCTCAAAAATCCCAGTGATCGACCCATTCTGGTTTCGTGGAAGGACGGAGACCACAGGAAGATGCGCGTCGCCAAAGGGCAATCGTTAGAAGGCGTGCTTCAAACGATGTTTGAGGGCGATACAACTATATCTTTAGACGCCGGTGCAGATGCCGTTCTCCCGATCTTCAAACCCCGTGACTACGACAACATCAGCCCCGAAAATCAAATGGAGCTATGTCTGCGTTGGAAATTCGCGCAACCGCGCATATGGAAAGTGGACCGATCGATCGTGGCGTCAATTAAAAAGATCGACCTGGATCGGCTCATAGAGGGTTATCGTGAGCACGACGATGAAGGATAAGGGCGGCTCTGAAGTTGCCCTCGGGGTACTGGCGGCTACTGCCTTCTGGCTAATAGTAGCCATTCTTGTAGGTGATCCTGCCCGCTTCAAAGACTATGCCGCTCCGGCATCAACCGTCTTTGCGGCGATCACGGCTGGCTGGATCGCCTATCGCCTGGGCCAAAGTCAGATCGCGGTAGCGAAGGTCCAGGCAGACATTGCCGAGCGCAACTGGAAAACTTCCAACGAAAAGATTGTACTCGATCTATTCGATAAGCGGCTCGCCATTTTTGAAGACATTAGAGGATTAGTGGGCGAGGCTTGCCGTAGCGGCACCGCTCCTGACGACTTATTTTTTCGGTACGGACGAGCGATCGATCGCGTGCCCTATTTCTTCGGTGAGGACGTTCAAAAATACGTGGAGAAGATCCGCCTTCATCTGATCAACTTAAACCTCGCCAACACGATGATGCAAAATCTCATCGATCCAGAACGCCCGACATGGGTCAAAAGACGCGGAGACGAATTCGTGGCTATAGCCAAGTTCTACGAGGAAGCCCCGCGCCTTTTTGGCCCGTACATGAAAGCCCATCAGAAGGCGTAGCGCGACGCAACGTACCTTCGACTCGCTGTGCACCCGTAATGCGCAGCGAGGTTTGCAGTCTGGAATTTAGCCGCACCAAGCGATTTGGCGACGTCGTCGATCTTCTTGGGTGCCTTGGTGAAGGCGCTCGCAAGGTTGCTGTCAACGCTGCCAATAGACGATACCAGCTTATCAAGCTGGCGTTGCATGGCTCGTGTGTCAGCCGAAATAGATAGAACTAGTTGCTCGTTGTCGGCCATTAAATCTTCGAAATGAAAGTGAGTGTTTGTTGCGCAACGCGCACCATGTGCTAGACCGCGCCATCAACATTGATGGAGCGCCGCCTTGGCCAAGAAGACAAAGAAGACTGTTCGCCGCGAGTGGACTAAGGCCGACATCAAGGAACTCAGAGCGCACTCCAAAGCACGGACGCCTGTCGTCAAAATATCCAAGATGACTCAGCGCACCGAGGGAGCGCTGCGTCAGAAGGCGTTGGTGTTGGGCTTTGGTTTGGGCCATCAGCGGTAATGGATCACGCTCGGTCAATCCGCCAAATTTCGATATTGAGTTGACATTAATATGACGCGATCGAGCGCAAACTGCGACGTGCGCCGTAGCTGCCCTAGATAGTTACGGCCATTGGGTGGAGGGTTCGTCATAGCCAGCCCCGGCGGGCCCTCCCCTCTCCCTCAGTCAGCAAAACTGACCTATTAAGTTTCTTTGCAAGTGTGGCCTGGATGACATTGCGCCTCGGTAAAGTCGCGGTAGGCTTTATTTGCCGGGGCTGGACTCCATATTGCACCTAATCATTTTACCCGGCTGGCCGCAGTGGTCCGCCCCTGCGGCCTTTTCACGTACAGGGCATCCGCTTGATCAGCATCACCCGATCCGCAGATTTTCCGCAGAGTCTTTGCCGCGGTTGTTCACGACGTCGAAGCTCACCTTGGCTCCCTCTGCGAGCGACGTGTAACCAGCCTTCTCAACCGCCGAGATGTGAACAAACACGTCCTTGCCGCCGTTGTCAGGTTGAATGAACCCGTAACCCTTCGTCGGGTTGAACCACTTTACAGTCCCCATAGCCACTTAACTTCTCCATTTTTCAAAAACCAAAACTAGTGCCGGAATTTCGACAAAAGAAAGGCTGGTCGGAGGGCCGCGTCCGGCCAAACATCAGTCGTCACAGACCTTCGGGCAGGTACTTATGCAATCCTAATTGCAGTAATCGTGCTGTCGCGATTGCCCTGGTTCGTTCGGTTTGCCTCGATCTTCCCTGAAGTTGACGAGTAGTCGCGCACACTCACCCGCAAATTTCCGGCAGGGTTGGTGATAATGCCACTTAACGCAATCGATGCATCCTGACTGGCTGCGGACGTGAAATCAGCCGCGGCGGCTATCACAGTGGTTCCGTCCCAAAGCTTCACCAAAAAGCCGGCAGCTGCCGCGGCGTCCACCACCGTCACCGTGGCGCTGACAAACCATGTTCCCGAGGTGCCCTGCGCGACGCTAGGTCCATCGAAGTAGTTTGAGGTATTGTTCAGCGTCACGTCTGCGCCAAGCGATCCCGTGATGGACGTGATGGATGCAGCCGCTCCAATATTGGCCCGCGCCTGCACCTGCTGCGGGCTCGTCAGCGACTGCGCCGCCGCATAGCGAACCACCCCTAGATTGGCTGCGGCGGTCGCTGCATTTGCCACATCCGAAAGATTATTCGCGCTCGACAGGTCGCCCGCGCCGGGTTCGCCGGCCAGGTTGAAATTCCAGGCCGTCCCCGTGCCGCTGCCGCTGGTCTTGTCGCTGGTGATGGTAAGCGTTGTGCCGCTATAAGTCGCGACACCTTCGAGCCATCCTGTAACGCCAGCCGTCGCAGTGGCCCGCACGCGCGCTCCGTTGGTGTAGGCGAGCCCGGCTTGCGTGGTGAACACCTTGGAGCCCGTGCCGATCGCGAGCGACGTCGTCGACGTCCCGCCATAGCCGGCGCCGGTTGCGCCCGTCGCACCTGTAGAGCCGTTAGTGCCGTTTGTTCCCGGATCGCCCTTGCTCGCCAACAACTGCCAGTAGGTCGCGTTAGGCGGCGTGTGGTTGGTGTGGTCGAGAACGCAAACGTAGCTAGACCCGCTCAGCGTCACGACGTCGCCAGCCGCATAAGCGGTCGCACCACTCCACGCGCCCTTTAGCTGAAACGCCTTATAGATACCGAGATAGGTCCAGACGCCGCCCACCTTTGCCCACGTCTTGCCGGTCGTCGGCTGGAAAGCATACTGCCCATCGTCACCGAGGGATGGGTCCGGTGTGGTCTGGTTGACGTTTACGAACACGAAGAATCCAGACGTGTCCATCGCACTGACGAGTTGGTCAACAGATCGCGCGTAGGTCTCGCCGACGATGCGCTGTTGCGACACCTTCCAGATGGTGTAGGACGCACCGCTCACGGTGGAGCCCGGCCAGGGCGTAATGACTAAATGCGTGTCGTCGGTGACATCGGTGATCGTCGCGAGGAAATGCCCGCTCTGGAAAAGATCGCCAGGCTTGACGTTTCCGGCGCTGGACCAAATCGTGCTCGTGCCGGTGACGGTCGTTCCGTCCGCGGAAACCGCGACGGTGCCGGTGGAGTATGAATTAAGTGCGGTCAAGACTTCTTTTCCTCAATGCGTTTTAGTGCTTCTTCGATACGAAACCACTGGCCGTCGACCTTCCGCCAGACCTTGCCCGTGGATGGCTGGAAGGCGATCCAGCCGCGAGCTTGGGGCGGCGGTTCGGTGAGTTCGGGCGGTAGGTTGCCGAGATTCAATTTCATTTGTGGTCCTTCATCAGCTGCGCCCGCAACCCGAGCACGGCATCGGCAGGCAAATGTCGTTTGAAATGTCACGCATAATATAATCTCATTTGTTGCAAAGAATTGGTTGGGCGGACGCGCTGTTCCCCGAACGCGCCCGCCCGCTGCCACGCCGCCAGAGGAACAGCGCGCGGCGTTACTCCATTTCTTTCCAAACCAACCGCTGATCACGCGGCTTCGCGGCCTTCACCTGGGCTTCGGCCTCCCGCAAACGCGCGCTGCGGCTGGCTGGCTTTTTCTTCGCAACGTGTTTTGCCACGTCCGCCCTGCATACCGCGTCCAGCTTAGCAACCAGGCCGCGAAGTTCAGCGCGGCTGTCTTTCTTCTTCGTCATTATCAAACTCCGGAATAAATCAATTCATGGCTTGCCGGCAGCTTCCAGTCCGGCCTCTTGCCGGCGCCTACGTGTTTCAGTTCGATTGCGCGTTCGATAATTGAGCGCAGCGGGGAATATTGCTCAGCCAGGTCGCCGAATTCCGTCATCAAAAGCGGCTTCAGATAGCGCCGCTCGATGCCGTCAAGGCGCGCCTGATCGACGAATTCGTGAGCGGCCAGCACGGCGTCACCAAGCTGGCGCGAAGCATCGACGACGGTCTCCACGAGCTTCTGATAATCAGGCGCGCGCTCTGCCACCACCAGTTTGGAATATTCTCGACGCGCCTTCGTCAACTCAGGCGCAAGAAGTTTCAGCGCCTCTGCGATGCTCTCCAACTCCCGGCCAATTTCCTTGTAGCGCGACTCATCGGGCCAATTCGGCGGGAGCGGCGGCGGGTTGATTTCATGCTCTGGCTGCGGGCTCAGCAGTTCGCCGACCAACGCAACTGCACCCTCGTGCCGCACAATTGGCTGCGGTTTCGGTTTGGGCAGTTGCGCGACCCAGCCCAGAACAGACCGGCGCGCAGTTTCCGCCAGGCTTACTTTGCCGGCATTCAGCGTGACGCGTTCCTCACCGGCAGCATCAACGGTGCGCACAAGGGTTTGCGGCGCGCTGTCGTTCAGATCGAGATAAAGCGCGTCCTGTCTATGCAGAAGCTCGCGCTGCCTAGTGAGGAGCGCCGCGTATTTCGGATGCACCGCCGCAATCTTGTCGATCAAGGTGGGTTCGGATTTGGTTTTAGCCAATTGTAGTACTCCGTATTCAGTGGTTAGCATGTGTGTTGTGCTCGATACCGACGACGACCGGGCGCCCATCGCGCTCACCGACTTCAAAAAGGACGCGAGTGCCGATTGCGGCGGGCACGCCAGTCCGCTGAAGGTCCCCGAGCCGACAGAAAACGCGCACGCCACGCCTATCGTCCCTCGCAACGAAGACGTAACGTTTGCCTTCATTGACGTGCACGATCCGGCCCGCGATTTTTCGCTGTGGATCGTCCTCAGCATCCTCGGGATCAGGCTCGTCCCAAGTGCGCAGGCGCTTCGCCCACTTGACGCGCAGTTTTCCGCTGTGGACTTCGGTTTCGAATTCGACGGGAACGCCGTCGCAGGGTTCGATTCCGGCGTGCTGCAGCACGCTGGCATGAACGAACACCGCTTCGCCGGGTGGATAATCGTATTCGACAAAACCGAACGATCTCGCGTAATTCCAACGCGCCAATCTTCCCCAGCTCATTCCGAAAAATCCTCGATTATCGCGCGGAGTGCCTCGCCACTGATTGCGACGACCCGAGTGGTTGCCGCGCGGACGGACTGGCCGAATTCCAATTGCGTCGCGCCGGTCAGCACCGTCACAGCCGCGGGATCGAGTTGAAGCACGACCGACAAGATCGGCTCGGCGGCGACGCGGCCCGCAATCAGAGACTCGAGCCAATCGTCGAGGCGCAGGTTGCCGGCGGTAAGCGCGGAAACCTCCCGGACCGTGGCTGGCGCGTTTCCCAGGCCATTGTCGGCGATGGCAGCCAGTAACAGCGTGGCGAGTTGCCGGTGGGATAGATCTGGCCGCGTGCTGCCAGTCGTCACGGGTAGCAAGCCGGCTTCGCTGACACGCTGCACCAGCGCGGCCACGCGATTAACATTCAGCCCCAGTCGATGCGCGACGACCTGGGTGGCCCTGCGCTTTCTCATGGCGTTTCAAACCTATCTATTTGTTGAGAAATGAAATGATGGCGCACGTCCAGTACATCCGTGGGCGCGGCCAATTTGTGCGGCAACTTTTGTTGCCCTCTTTGGAAATACGGATTGACGCCCCGGTTTAGGGACGTCGACGCTCAATTATTTTCCCGGCCACGGTGCGCAGCCAGCAGCGCGCCGAGTTGTCGCCTGCAGCGCGCGGCGGAGGTGCGTCCCTTTAAAGCGCCCGCTGTTCGGTAGCCTTCGATCGCACCCCGCCTTAGCGGGCGCCGCTACGCCCGCCTACCAACGTCCTTAGCGCCGCGAACGCCTCGTTCACCAGAAAGATGCCCCGTCTCTCAGCATGTTTGCCGCGATGGCCTCGGCTCTCTCCGATGTCACGGGCGGTCGCGTCACTGATCGCGAGGTCCAATATCTCCGCGTGCGCGCCAAGTGCCTGCCGCAGGGATTTGTCATCCGCGAACCGCACCTGTTCGCGCTCCGCGAAGCAGTCGATCGGCGCGCCGGCCCTGCCCGTCGAAGCGGACGTACCGGCTAGAAAGTTTGCACCTGCGGCAACCGGGGCATCTGTGTGCACCAACCAGCGGAAGTCCCGCGCTGGCGGCTTCTCGCGGCTGCCCTTCTCCGCCCGCAGTCGTTCTACCGGCTCTAGCGGAACGCCCCTGCTGGTGCGGCCATAACGCACGAGACGGCCACGGCGGAACACCAGCGGGCCGATATAGGCCATGTCGCCTTCGATGGTGACGACGGGATCAATAACCGGCTGGACGTCAAACCGCTTACCGCCCTGCACGGTGCAATGAACCGAGACGCGCCTTGCCGGTGCGGATTCCCATGCACGCTGCAACTCCTCGATGCCGGGCCGGATCTCCAAATCCTGTTCGCCCTCCGAGAATCCGGCATTCGCGGGCTCATCGCCGTCGTCGACGATTATCTCGGGCTCGGCGTACACGTCTGCAGCCGGCGCCGCTTGCAGATCCCGCCAATACCGCCAGAGATGCACGACATCGGGAGCCACCCGGCTGAGGCGTTCAAGGGTCGGTGAATTCAGCACCGGCTCTGGGTCGCGCTGGGTGCGCTGGACGAAGGCGCGGCGGGCGGCAAGGCTACTGAAGCTGGCGGCCGTGACGGGGGCGTTGTCGTTGGCTGGCGTGGGCTGCCAGGCGGTCAGGACGTCGCGGAAAGCAAGGGCGGACATGTGGACTCCAGTTGTCTGTGGCTGCGGCCCAGGTGCGGGCCGGTCGGTTACAGGTGCCGCCGTGGTGGGCAGCGGCGGGGCTGTGGTGCGGTTCGGGTTGGCGTGGGGGTCGTGTGATGCGGGCGTGATGGGCGCTGCGGCGCGCGCTGTTGGTTTGATTTCCGAAATAATCAAACAATCAAAAAAAGTTACACGTGCCTGAGCGGCCGGTTTGCTGGGAATCTGGCGGCCAGGCTTTGCCGATACCCCCCCATGTTTTCATTTGCAGCCGCGAGAATTTTCGAAAGCGGCCGGTAGGCAGGCGGTGGGGGGCCAGGCTTTTGCCCCGCCCCCTACTCTGTGCCAGCCACCGCAATCAGTTCTGCACGAACCGCCAAGGCCTTCGGGACTGACTCCAGCCAACAATGGCCGGCGAGGTACGTCCCGCCCTCGCGAACATCGAGTGGAGACGCCTCGAATAGCTTTAGACCTAGCGCAAGATGCAGGGCCTTCCACGTCTCCAGGTACTCGCGGCGTCGCCCGCCCTCTTCTTCCCATTGCTCAAAGGGCGCCAGTTCGCGGGCACGGGCGAACAGGACCACAGCCTCATCACTGATCTGGAATTTACGTTCCTTGGATCTCCGACGCTTAGCGGGCATTGGCGGCCCTCCTATTTGAATTGAGTGCTGGCGGCCGCGGTGTGCTGGACGGTGGGGCGCAATCGAGGTCTAGTTCTCGGACTAGGCGGGCGAACGCCAGCCGGCTATCCCGCTCGATCGCTACCTCTGGCCTAGCGCGCGGCGCGCCGAAGCGGTCGACGAAGGTCATGCCTTCTGTTTGAATTACAGCACGTGCCGCCTGAGCGCTGTCCCAAGCCTCGGCCGCGAGTTGCAGCAGTCGAAGGTGATGCGGCTCAAGATCAAATTCGTCGGTCACGGCGCGCCACCATTTCTTGGTGGGCGCCTTGAGGTGCGATGGGGCTGGATTTTGCTTGGTCATATCGTCTCTCCCAAAAATCTCGTTTGAACGGGGTCGGGCCACGGTACAGTGATTGGATGCGGGCGGTAGGCAGGCGGTGGCGTTTGAAGATTTGACCCACCCCGTACCCATGGTCACGCCCTGACCTTCCGCAACAAGCGGCTGATGTCAGGCATGGGCGTGCTGTCGCGCTCAGGCAGCGACCTCGGTTGCTTCGTGCCTGCGTCCAGCCCGCGCCGGATGGTTGCCCGGACAGCGCGCTCGCCGTCGACTGCTACCAAGCCGCAGGACGTGGCGGCATCCCACAGGCCAGCCTCTGCATAGGCACGGGCCAATGCTCCGGCGCCGACCAACGTGCCCAGCCGGAATGCGCTGGTGTTGAGCTGGTACCCCCTATTGCCTGCCGCAGCGCCCGACAGCGCGGCAAGCTCCGCCTTCAACGCGCCAGCGACGTACGCATCATGCTCTCCCGCCGCATAGGGCTGGCTGGGTCGCGGTACGTACGGCTTGGGCCGAATCAGCGCCAGTAGCCATTCCGGCGCTACGGCGGGCGGCAGGTCATGCTCCAGCGTGTATCCCGGATTGCCCGGCACGAGCACAAACCCACCCTGGCCCCTTACGTCCCAGGCGGGCGACAACCTGCCCGGTGAGTTGCCAAGCCCAACGTGGCGGAAATAGAAGTGGCGCCCGCCGCTCCGCGTCCTGACAGTGCGCGTCGGCGGCAGGCTGTGCGGCAGGTCGGCCTCGGTCGCGCCCTTATACGAGTCCATGTCCAGCACCCAGACGTTGGTGCGCTCGCCGGTTGGCATGCCGACGAGAGCATCAGGCCAGTCGGACCACCACCTGCGCAGCACGTGCGGGAAAACAGAAGCGGCTTTAAAGCCGCTGGAAGTGTACGGTCGTTTGTTCTCTGGTCGGCAGGGAAATACAGGCACGCCTGCCGCGGCAAGCGTGAGAGCTAGGTGGAGCATGGCTGGGTAGCTTTCCGAATTTGGGGCAGTGGGGCAGCATGGGGCAGCGATTTACATATGAGCGCCTACAGGCGCGCGCGTGTGGGGCCTATAGTTACGTTTCAACTGCCCCAAGCTGCCCCTAAACCAAATTCTTTTGTGATTTCAACAGATGAACCACAAAAGTTGGGGCAGGTCCAAGCTGCCCCTAAGTCCGCTGCTTCACCTCAACTCCAGAGAATCCTCGGCTGCCGGCAAGTTTATATTCATCAAACCCCTCCATCCGAAGGTGTGCGTACAGGTCGTTCTGCTTGCCGACGAATTCGTTTGAAGCCTCCGCCCATGTTTTCCAGGAGTGAAAAAGATCGCTTCGCGTCGCCTTCAAATACCTGTTGCTCTTTTCGACGCGGCAGCACTCTTCGAGCCACTGGCCGATTGCGTTCTGGCTCTCGAAATAATCGGCGCTTGCTTCCTTTACCTTTGATGGCATTCCGAGACCGTTCCGTTGCCACTCCGTGCATCCATTGACCATCCAGCGCAGGATGCCGGGCGCTTCAGCCTCAAGCTTCGCCGGTAGACCCTGATCAACCACCTCGGGCTTGATCGTGAACGGCACGACGCGCAACCGACGCTGCATTGAATCGGATACGCGCTTCACCCGCGGCATGTGGTTGCCGACGATCCAGAGCTTGAACTGAGGAGCGAACTCGAAATTGTCCTGCCTCATGAATCGCGCCGTGATCCTGTCCCCGCCGGTTAGCTGCTTTACCTTCGCCTCGTCCCACGCCTTGCCCTCCTCGGTCTCCGAGGCCGTCACCAACCGCGCGCCCGCGAGCCGCGCCAGTTCGGTCGTATGTCTGTCGAACTTCGACGCAGTGAACGTTTCCATCCCGGCAGTCGTTGCGTAACCCGCCAGGACATACTCCATCACGGCTATTATCCTCGATTTCCCGGTCCCGCTTGGCCCGAACACGAACACAAGCGAATGTTCTCGGACGCTGCCGGTCAGGCAGTAACCGCACCAGCGCTTCAGGAAGCCGATAAGCTCGACGTCACCGCCCGTTGACTCATTGAGAAACTGAAGCCATCGCGGGCAGTCTTCCGTATCCGCCGGCGCAACGGCCGTTAGCCTCGTGATCATGTCGTCCTGGTCGGCGGGTCGGAGTACGCCTGTTCGCAGATCGACGGTTCCACCGGGAGTGCCTAATAGGAATTGATCGGCATCCCAGACATCGGCATGCACAGCCACTCGCGGGTCGCCCTTGGCGAGTCGTTCGATCCCGGCGGCAAAGCTTGCTTTCCGCGCTGCGATTAATTCCTTGCTCTTTCTCCCACCCGAAGCCCCGTGCGCCAGAAGGCGGGCTTCATGCAATACGCTGCCGCCCCTCGCCACTTTCCAGCACGAGCCAGACCATTCAAACCACCTCTCGCGGTCGCAGTCGTATCGGAGAGCGAGTAGATTGCGCCGCACCAGCACGTCCGCCAGATCGCTTTCCGAGAGGTAGGTTATCGATCCGTCGACCACGGCAATCGGTTGGCCGGTAGGTTCAAATACGATCGCGCCATCACGCACGGTTGCTGTGCCGACCTCGTCGCCGACGCGGCAGCCGATCAGGGCGAGACTCCCGTTATGCCTACTCAGGCTGCCACCGTGACCGTCGATCTTGTAATCGAGAAGCATCTGCCGCTCATCCAACGGACCATTATCGTTGGCGTGGCTATCGTGCGTGTTAAATTTAGGCTGTGCGCTCATTGGCGGATGCTCCTTCCAAGTATTGAATTGCGGCCTCGGCAATCTCATGGGCCAGATTGGCCGAGAACGTAACCACCCGCCCGCCGGCAGAGTTTGGCGCGTGCGCCCGGTAGCGGCCGGGAACCTTGTCGAGTGTGATCTTTACGTTGAAGGCCGCTATGTCATCGCTTAGAGCTACATTGGCGTAACAAATGATGCTGCTGTCATGCGTTCGCCTCGCAGATAACACCTTCACCATATCGGAAACCTCTTCAGCATCGCCGCCTGGACCTGTCGCGTGCTGAGCTTGTCGGGCAGCGTCATCGCGTACTCGTTGAACAGGTGAATGCGATCGGGACTCGACATCGCCAGCCAATAACGATCGTTCGGCTCAGCCTCCCGCCGCTGATCTGATTGTTGCTGCATGGTCTCCTCCTCCGAATGGTCGGCGTACAAAAGGTAGTAGGCGCGGCAAGCAAAAACGCTAAATGCGATACACAGACAAATACGGGCGGCGCGCGCAAACAACAGGGGCGCCGACCGGCGGGTTATTATGAGCGGTGCCGCGCACACTCGAGAAATTGGAGCCGGTGCCGGCTACTTGTCAGGCCGGCCTGATGCCGCCCTCGTTGACGAGGTCGCTTGGTGGTTTTGATGCCCATGACAAATATGGTTGTCGTGGACGGAAAGTGTGCACAAAGAAAAACGCCGCCAGCGGGGTTTAGCCCCGCCTTGGGCGGGCGCATTCTGCCCTGGCTGCATCACCGCCCGAGGTTAGGCAATCTTCGAATTTCTCCATGGGAAACAATGGCAGAAAAATTGCCTAACCCTGCCGTCAAGCCATTGAGACAATTGATTTCAATCAGTCCTGCTGGGATCGCCACGCATTTCAATAACTTAGACGGTCTAATCAAGGTCATTTCGTGTTGCGCCTGTTGCGCAAAATTACCCATTAATTCCAACGACTCCCCACAACTCCCGGCTACTCGGCGCAACATGGGGCGCGACACAGCCTGTGAATAGGTTGGACTCGCACGCGATCCCTGCACAAACACCCGTGGCCGCGTGTGTCATCCTTGAGGATGAGGTGACGAATCGCAGGGACGGGCCAACTAAATGCGCAAGCCGAGAATGCATACGTGGGTGTGGTGGCGATTCAGCACCATGCGTCGAGAGAGATTTAAAGACGTCCTCAGAAAAAACGTCGCCACATTCGACAAAGATTACATCGAAGCGATACAAAAACGCAGAGCCGCGGCGTTCTCGATCGGTTGGAAGCTGATCGCGGTTCAGCTACCAATTCTTACCTTTCTCGTGCTCTCTCTCATTCCAATACAGGCAAGTGTAACACTATTTGGCGTCTCGCCTGGAACATCGAAAAATCTGCGTGAAGTTCTCGTTGTGATATCAGCACTGCTTGGCGTTTGCTCCTCCGGCATAAATCACCACGTCGAGAATTTGAACGAAGTGATTGCTGCGTATATTGAGAGACGAAGCAAAGGAGACAAGGAAGTCGCGGAGTACCTCGGCATGGCGCTGGGTACAAATTATTGGCTTCTACCAGCCGTTAAATACGAACGTGCTTCCGTCGGTTGGGGATTTTTGGCGCTCATTGGTGCGATTGGACTAATCGCCCTCACCGTACTTTTCGCGACGCTGCTTGCTGCCGGTTACGTTCACTATCGCATATTGAGGGACATCTATGCTGATCCCAGCTTTTCGCTTAACGCGAGCATCTTGGTCATTGGATTTGTCTTGCTGTGCGACTGCTTTAGTGCCCTGCTTTCCTTCCTAAGCAGCGGAGCTATGCCGCTCCAGGATTTAACAAACATGCTGACTATCACAAAAATCGGCGAGAGAGATCCTGAGAAAGCGTCAAGAATATATCAAGCCTTAGCCGATCAACATGTTCGGCGGCCATGGATCATTAGAAGCATCTTCCGCATCAAAATGCCGAAGAAGCTTCCGCCCGTGTAGGAGGGTAGCGCCGCACGTTGCTGACCCGTCTTACTTCACGAATACGTGGGTACCCTCGCCCCGGTCTTTGAACCGGGCAGACGAACCCTATCTATGCGCCGGGCGACGTGCGCCCGATAGGGAATTCGATGCTGCCAACCGAGTGGACGAGAATGGCTATCGCATCTGCGGTTGCTGTGATCGCGGTGTCGTATTTGGCAATCGACGCAGGCGTCGTGAGCTCCAGCGTGATCACACGGCGCATCGAGACGGCGCGGGCTTCCATTGCGGACGCGGCGGCCAGTCAGCATCAACTCGCATTCGCTATCCAGGCCTGGGCGCGTCCAAGCCGCCAGAAAGCGGACTCGGAGCCACACTTGGAGCACTGCCTGGCGATCAATTGAGTCAGGTGCAGCACCAGATCGGCCGACGCCTAAGCGGCATTTCGTTTGTTCACGGTCCGACTCCGCTTCGTTCCAAAAGTACGAATCGTCATCGCAAAAATCGGCAGCGCGCATTTGTTAATGCCGCGTTTCGCTCGCTCGGTTCGTTCATGCATCCAAGGTCACGAGAACCGGCCGCAACCGGTACGCGTCGATCGCAGCGTTCGACAGCAGCAGCCTGCGCCGCTCGCCGCGCAGCATCATGCGATCGATCCTGTTCAGGATGAAGCGGGCTGAATCATTGGGCTCGCCGGTGAGCAAGCCGGATTGGTCGAGATATTTCCAGGCAATCTCGAAAGACTGCGCGCGTAATTCGGGGTCTGTCAT